TCAGCGATTCTGCGAATCGCCTCCCGCCGGCTCGGCAGCCATGTCCTCCGCCGGGTACAGCTGCAGCATCGCCCTCGCCGCTTCGACGTTCGAGGTCGTCAGCCACTCTTCCCAGTCGCCCGGCCGCAGGATCACGACCGCCCGTTTCTCGTCGCTGGGCCGGTGCATGTGCTTCATGATCGGGTGCTCGTCGCCGTTCACCGTGATCATCGCCATGGTGTGACGCTCGACGCCGTCCGGATACTGCAGCGTGCGCCAGATGCCCGCGACGCATAGCGGCCGCCAGGCGGCCAGCCCGATCCGGTATCGGATGTGCTTCCCCGTCTCCCAGTTCGGCTCGTAGATCCATTTTGCGGGGATCAGGCAGCGGCGCCCGGCGCGCCACGCCGGCCCGTACAGCGGCGACCTGCCCAGATTGTCGTCGCGCACGTTCATCGTGCTGCGGATGATCGGCGGTTTCTTGCCCTGCTCCTTCGCCTTCTCGACGTTGGCCTTCTGCAGCGCGCGCGGCCAGAAGCCAAAGCCGGCGATCAGCGGCTTGAACTGCCCGTCGACATAGCCGACGATCGGGGCCTCGTAGTCCTGGTAGATCTCTGGCTTCCATGGGTGCCACCGGTAGAGTTCGACGAAGCTGTCGATCCGCAACTCGCTCAAGCCCGGGTCTTCGCCGGGCGCCACGTAGTTTGTGCACATCGCCGTCCCCAATTTTTCGAGTTGACGGTCCCATCTTACCCCGCGATAAACTGTATATCCATACAGTACTCGCGCACGGCCATGCAGCACTATTTCATCCTCAACGCCCAACACGAACCGGTCGAGGTCGATCTAGGGACGTTCTGCGCGTTCGACAAGAACATCGCGGACACGACGGTCGCTGAGAACACGCGCGTCTGGACGGTCTTTCTGGGGATGACGGTTGATCACGATCCTCCGGCGCAACCGTACTTTGTGCACTACGTGTACGAGCCGGGATGGCAGTATCGGACAGTCGATACGTACGGGTATCACGAGGCGGTCGCACGGCACGGCCGGATCGTTGAGTGGCTGACGAAACGCGCAGAGCGAAGACGTCAGCGTGCCGCCGCCGTCAGCGCGTCATAGTCGCGCTCACACTGCTGGCCGGCGATGCGGGCACGGTCAGCGTATTCTGCCAGCTCACCCGCGCGCTGGTCAGCGCGGCCGAGCACGTCGGCAAGCAGATCGATGGCGTCTCCGGCTGCCGGGCCTCCGGCGGCAGCGGCGGGATGGCGGGCGGCTGCGACGAGCTGGTCGACACGCTGCTGCAGGCTGCCAGCGGCAGCGCGAGCAGCAAAAGCATCCGCGAGCGCGGCCGTTCGTTGTTGGTTCGCATCTTTCGCAATCTCCGATTGAGCCGCAGTGCGGCGTTGTTCTTCGGCACGCGCGGCTGCGACAGCGGCGAGCTGCGCCTTCTGCGCGGCGACGACCGTCGTGCGCGTGCCGTCGGCGTGCCCCTTGAAGTACCCGGCGGCGAGGCCGCCGACAGTGGCTGCGATGACGACGAGCCAGACACGGGGATCGAGCCAGGTCATTTCTGCTCCTTCGCGTGCAGCTGCTTGAGCTCATCCGGCGAGTAGACGAAGCCCGGCAGCAGGAACGCCTGCACGCTCCAGACCGGATCGCTTTCCTCGTGCCGGCCGTGATCCTTGCCCCGGTGATGGAGCGCGCACAGCAGCAGTTGGTTGTAGGTCGAGTCGACGAACGCCTCCGGCCGCGCCGGGTCGAACGCCTCCCAGTCGAAGCCCTGCGTCAGCTTGATGACGTCCCAGACCGGGTGCTGGAGCGGGATCGGCACGATGCGCCGCAGCTTGTGGCTGAACATCGTGTCGCACTTGTTGATCGCGACTTCGCGGATCCACTTCCAGTCGATCGCGTGCGAGAACGCCCACTCGAAGAACCGGTGATGCGACTCGACCGCCTTGTCATCGCCGCACACCGCGCAGACGTAGCCGCCGGCCGCCTTCATCGCGCGCTTGCTCGCGCGGAACGTCGCCGACTCGGTGCGCGGCTCGTGATCGGGATAGAACACGTCCTCGGCGAGCGTGCGCCGCGTCTCATGCGTTTTCGTGGTCGTCATAGGTCGCGCTCGCACAATGCGCGCTCTTCGGCGCGCCGTTTCACCAAACCCGGCAGCACACGGCCGCCGGCCGTTACCCACTGCGGCCGGCCGTTGTCGGCCTCATTCATCGCGCGGCAGCCACCCTTCCAGTCGCCAGCATTGAAGCGCTTCGCCGTCGTGCTGCCGCAATACGCGCCGGCGCCGACGTTGTAGGCGAAGCTCACGGCGGCCGCGAACTGGTACGTGTGGCCCTTCAGGCCGGGCGTGCACTTCAGCACGGGCTCGGCGTGCTCGATCAGCCGTTGTTCAAGCCGCGCGCGGCACTCGTCCGGCGTGAAGCGCTGGCCGGCGCGCACGTCCTTCGTGTCGCCGTTGCACGCCGTGATGATCCCGATTGGATCCGGCCGCGCGACCAGCTCGAGCCCCTCGAACTTCGGGACCATGGAAAAAAGAAGGGCTGCCGCAGCAGCCCCCACAACACCAGCGAGTGTCTTCTTCGGTACGTTAGCCATCGAGCAGCGCCCTCTTTCCCTTGTTCTTGACCAGGTAGTACGCCTGCAGCCCGATGTACGCGATCGTCGCGACGGCTACCCACCAGTTGATGTCGTGGTTGGTCAACCACAACCAGAAATTGCTTCCCACCGCCGGCGCCACCTTCGCAGCGCTTGTTGCGAGATCGCTCTTCATCGAGTCCCCGAAACGAAAAAACCGCCCGAAGGCGGTTGGTTACAAACCTTGATCTGTTCTCGCCCGTTCTGGGCATCTACCACCTGAGGTAAATCATGAAAATGAAGCTCGCCGCGCTCGCCGCGGGGATGGCGCTCGTCTGCGCACTGTCGGCATGTGGCGGAGGTGGAGACGGTGGAACCGCGCCCACCGTGGCAAAGCAGCCTACTCCCGCGCCGACGAAAACCGTGCTGATCGAGGAATACGGCGATTCGACGACCCACGGCCTCCAGATCTTCAACGGTGCCCCCGGCGTGACGCCCAACAGCGAGCCGGCCGTTCTGCAGCAGCTGTTGCAGCAGCAGTTCGGGGCGGCCGTCACCGTCAGCAACGAGGGCGTCGACGGTGCGGAAGCGGCCCAACTGCTGAACGGCACCGACAAGAAGCATGCACCCTGGGATCAGCAGATGGCCGCGTCCAAGGCGAACATCATCACGCTGAACTTCATGCGCAACGACTCGTTCTACAACAGCGTCCCGCAGGCCGGCCCGCCGCAGGAGTCACCGGAGGAATACGGCCGGATCCTCGCGCAGCTCGTCCAGGTCGCGCGCGTCCACGGCAAACAGGTTGTGCTCTACGAGCCGAACCCCGTTGCGTTTCCCGAAGGCAACGCCGCGATGCTCGCGTACCTCGATCAGCTCAAGAAGGTCGTGGTCGCTCAGCAGGTGCCCGTCGTGTTCAACTGGGAGTACTCGCAGGGTCTAGCCGACTACCCATCACTGCTGAGCGACGGCGTGCACCCGGTCGACGCGCTCTACCGGTACAACGCTGAGCGGGCTGCGCAGGTGGTCGCGCCAATGGTCCAATCCCTGCTGCGGTAGAATTCGCAACTCTCATGAACGAATCCCGATATGGCTGATCGGAACGAAAAAAATCTGGAAATCGAGGCACTGCGGGGTGTCGCCGTGATCATGGTGCTATGGACGCACCTCGAAATACTATTTTTCTGGGGAAGCCCCACCGTCGAACGCTTGTGGAACGCCGTTCCAGGGTGGAGCGGCGTCGATTTGTTCTTCTGCATCTCGGGCTATGTCATTGCGCGATCGATGCTGCCGATCTTCGACGGACAGCCGAAATCCTTCCTTGCTGTCAGCCTTCCTTTTTGGGTGCGGCGTGCGTGGCGCCTACTGCCGAGTGCGTGGCTTTGGCTCGTGGTGACGTTGGCATTTTCCGCTTTTGCGAACAAGAGCGGCGCATTCGTTAACTTTCGAGCAAACCTTGGCGATGCCGTCTCGATTCTGTTCCAAGTGTCCAATTTCCACTTCTTGAAGTGCCTGCACGATAAAACGCAGGTATGTGGAGGTAATGGACAGTATTGGAGCCTGTCGCTAGAAGAACAGTTCTATCTTATCTTCCCGTTCATCATGTTCTTCGTTCCCGCGCGATGGAGAACGTGGCTGTTCGCTGCCATCGTCGCGGCCCAGATCCTGCTGGATCGGCCGATCTGGTCGGTAGGCTGGGCATTCCGGACTGATGCAATATCGCTCGGCGTATTGCTCGCAATGGCGCAGCGCCGACCAAGCTATGCACTTGCGGAACCAAAATGGCTACGGTCTAAGACTGTGGCTTCAGTTGTGTCGGGCATTGCATTTTTCACCTTGGCAGCGCTTCCTACGCACAGCATTTTCATCGTCCCATTCACTACCGGGCTTCTTTCTGTCGTGAGCGCGATGCTCGTGTTTGCGGCGTCGTACAACAAGGGATATATTTTTCCGGTTCCAGTCGTGTCCCAGGTGCTTCAGTGGGTTGGATCACGGTCGTACGCCCTGTATCTCATTCACTACCCGGTCTTTCATGCAACGAGTGAACTTTGGCATCGAACACTGCTGCCTGGTCACTCGCTTGATGGCACCTATACGTTACGCGCCGCTCTCACGGCATTCCCGCTTTTGTTTTTGCTCGCGGAGCTGAACTTTCGCTTTGTCGAGACACCTGGTCGGCGCTTCGGACAGATGCTCGCGAAGCGAATCAGCGAAAGAGCGACAAGCCCACGAACTGCCGACGCCCCTTTTATAGCGCTCGCAAAAGATCAGGCCGGCGTAGGCAGCGATCGTTGAGACAGCGATGGAAGGCTGTTGTAATAGGTCTTCCATCGCGCATCACCCGAGTCGATTTGCCCTTGATTCGGAAATTCGACCTCATCTTGGGGGCCGGAAAAATACGAGACAACCGTTGCATTGGACGAGTCGAAAAACTGGACATTGATCTGCATCTCGTTCCTTCAGATATTGTAGCCCGTGATATAGATTGCGAAGCTGGGCGTGCCAGCCGTGCTATTTGCCGTGTAATAAATCTGCTGCGGTGTTGCGAGGTCCATCGAGTAGTTCCCCGTATATGCGTTACCGCCTTGTCCAGTGATGTTCTGCTGAGACAACTGGGCCGCACTGTCCGCAACAACGGTAATGGTAAGTTGAGACGCCGTGCTACTCGTCGCCTGCAGTTCGCCTCGGATCGATTTCGCATTGGTCGGGACGATGCTCGAGATGGAGAGCGCGGTCAGACTAACCTGCGTAGTAGATGTGGAGAGCGCAGTTGCGAGCGCAATGCTGACGCTTCGATCATTGACAAGCACTGACTTGAATTGCCCGCTCCCGTTCGTCGGCACCACCGTCAGAAGCGCCGAAGCGGTGTAGCCGGCGGGCATATTCGCGCCGCCGTAGACGCTCGGAGCGACGGCACTTGTGGCGTTCGTCGCGAGCAGCGCCGGCACCTTCGTCACCGGGTTGTAGATCGCGTACAGCGCGACATAGCCGTTTGCCGGCGCGCTGCCGGTATCCATGCCGCCTGCACCGGTCGTCGCGAGGTTGACCGTCTTGTTGAGGCTCGCGATGCCGTAGCGCAGGCCACCCAGCGCAGTTTCGACGATGACCTCGTCGGCCGTGTACGTCGCGCTCGCCGAGGCTGCAGCAACGTACATCCGGCCGTTCCGCACTGCGCCCACGACGCCAACGGATTGAGCCAACACGGCCGCCTTCAGGTTCGCGAGCAGTGTCGCTGTTGTGCCGTCGTCGATCGCGTCTTGCCCCGTGATGTCGACGAGGAACTGTGCAAGCACGGCGGCCATGATCGAGCTCTGACGCCAGACCTTGTTGAGCTGATCCGACTGAGCCGTGCCGCTCACGAAACCCGTCAGCAGCGCGGCAAGCGCCTCGTAGTCGGCCTGCGTCATCACGTTCGCGCCAGCGGCCGCCGCAAACGCCTTGAAATTGTTGTTCGCCATCTATGCTCCGAGCATAAAAAAGGCCGCCCGAAGGCGGCTCAAAACGTGGATTGCGTTGGGTGGATCAGACTGGCTTTCCCCAGGCGCCGGCGTCGAAGCCCGCGACGTAGGGGCCCGACATGTCGAACCCGAACATCGGCGTGCCGTCGACAGTCGTCACGATCGTGTAGGCGACGCGCACACCCTCCGGCTTCAGCGGGATGTAACCGCCCGCGAGGAGCGCGATGAATACGGCCGATGGCACCTTGCCCGCGATCCCGATCGTCATCGACATGTCCTGGTGGTCTTCGATAAACACGCGCGTGTCCGCGCCGAAGATGCTGTTCAGGATCGCCGCGCTCGAAGCGAGCGTCCCGTCCCAGTGGTTCGCGCCGATCTTCGCGCGGATGATGAGCCGGTACGTGTCGTCGTCGAGCACTGTGAGGCCAGTATCCGGGTCGAATGGACCTTTCCACGTACCCTGATCGAACCCGAGTCCGGCGATGTCGAACGAGAAGTAGATGCCGGTCAGTGGGATGCGGATCTTCCGCGACACGCCGACCCAGAGGCCAACATCGTCCAACTGCACGCCCACCGCGTTGTCGAGGTCGAACTTGGCCGGCATGCTCTGCAGCACGTTCATCTGGTCGACAATGGGCTGCACGAGTGCGCCGACGGTGCCCATGAACCGCGGCTTGTCGCGATGCTCCGACGTAATCAGCGCGGTGTAATCGGTCAGCTCGGACATCACGTCACCACCAGAGTCACATCCGCCGGCGTACAGGACGCGGCCTCGTTGAACAGCAGCGCGACGTCCGGCGCGCCGGCGCCGCGCGGGCCGGTGAGCGTCAGGCCGGACAGCTTGAACGTGACGCCACCACCCACGCCGTTCGCTGCGGTAAGCGCGTCACCCCATTCGACGCTGCCGGACAGGCCGCCACCGATCTGCACGCCGTTGATGTAGTCCGACACGGCCTGCTGGATCTGCTGCCCCGCCTGGCTGGTATAGCCGGTGAGCGCCTTCAGCGTGACCGTCGCCGTGATCGGCGCGTCCACCGGCCGGAAGAACCTGATCGTGATCGGACGGCCGTAGATGTCCGCGACGATGATGGCAGTCGTGCCGTACGTCCCGGAGCCCGGCGTCTTCTTCGCCGCGATCGCGTTTGCGATTGCCGTAGCATCGCCGCCCTCGACGACCAGCGAAATCGAGTGCGACGGGATGCCGTTCGCGTCCGTCGCACTGGTGTCGTTTTCGTAGGCCACATACCGCGTGACGCCCGGAACGTTCGCCACCGCGCCGATGATGCCGTCGAGCACCGTGAGCGACGGCAGCGCGGTCGACACCGTCTGCCGCTGCCGCAGCACCGCGTCCTTCTCGACTGGCGCGCCCTCAGCGGCGTCCGCCGGGTTCGTCACCGACTGCCAGCCGAGCGCAGGTGTCGCGATCTGGTTGATCGTGCCCGCGCGCGCGGACACGTCGCCGATCGATGCACACGTGGCGGTGACGGTGATCGTCCCGCTCGGCGGGATTGTCACGGTGGCCGGCAGCAACCACTGCACGCCGTTGCTATCTTTCGCCGCGCCGTTCGTGATCGTCTTGCCGGCCTGGCCCACCAACACCAGATCGGCGCTCGAGTACGATGCGACCTTGCGCGCGATGCCGTTGATCTTGACGTTGCTCGATAGCGCATCCTCCTGCGCTGTCGCCGGGCTGAACGACCGGTAGATTGCGATCGCGACCGAGTTGACGTCGCCGATCGCCTTTGCGAACACGCCGAGCATCTGGCCGTCCTGGCTGTCCGGCTCGAGGTACGTGTCGGCACCGTAGATCGACCGGTACTGGTCCTGCAGATACGCGAGCACGTCAGCGTACGTCGGCGCGGTGATGCCGCTTGCGTCGATGGTGGGTGCGATGGTCGTGAGAGTCACAATGTCGCCTGTACCGTGGTGGGGCCGTAGATGGTGTTGATCGTCGCGGTGACGGACAGCACGCGCGTCTCGGGATCGGCCGTGCTCGAGTAGCTCGTCAGCTCGGTCACGCCCTGCGTGCCGAGAATGCACGTGCGGATCGCAGCGTCATACTTGCCGCTCGTGTACTTGCCGAGCACGTCAGTCGCCCACGGCATGCCGGCCGTCGTGTCGAGGAACCATTCGCCGCGCAGCAGGCGCAGGCGCGTCAGCACGGCCTGCGCGACCGTCTCCGGCGTGTTCACAAGGAAGTCGGCCGCGCCCCCGCCGAAGACATAATCGCCGTCAGCGTCGAGTTGTCGGTATCGCATGGGAATCTCAGTTGACCGGGCCGGTGTTGCCGCCCTGCGGATCGGAGTGCGTGTGCGTATCGTCGACGCGCTTGCCGTTCGCCGTGATCTGGCCGATCACGTTCAGCACGCCGTTGAAGACTGCCGCAGCGCCGCTCATCGCGCTGCCGACCATGCCGCCGACGAACGTCAGCAGCCCGGTGATCGTCACGGCCGCCGAGAACGTCGACAGCGGCGCTACGACATCGAAGCCGCCCGGCGCAACGATCTTCACCTTTTGCAGCGTCGGGTTCAGGTCGATGTACGTCGCGCCGTCGTCGCTGCGCAGCTGCGTCGAGGTGCCACTCACGCCGGCGAGCGCGCGCGGCCGCGATCGAAAGCCCAACAGCACGAACCCGTCCGACAAGTCGTGCATGCGCAGTTCAGCCTGTTCCTGCACGCCGCCCGACTGCCACCAGGCGTCGATGCAGCGCGATGCGAACACGACGAGGCATTCGTCGCCGGGCGCCACCGGGAACGTCAACGTACAATCCCCGCCAGCAGGGAACTGGACCGGGCAGTCAACCAGCAACGGCAGCGCGACGCTCTGGATCGTGCCGTCGATGCCGCGCACGAGCGCCTTGATCGCCGGCTGTACGCTGCACGTCGGCGGCCGGTCGGCGGCGCTTTCGAACGACTGGATGATGCCGGGCAGTGCTGTCCAGACGCCCGCGCGCATGCCGTCGAACGCTTCACGCAGTGCGACCTCCGGGTCGCCCACCCTTTCACGTCGATCCATGGGATGAAAATGAAAAAACTGCTGTTGATCGCCGCGCTGCTCGCGCCGCTCGCCGCCGTCGCTGACGACGCCTACGTCTACCCGTTCGCCGGCATGAAGGTCGGCGTGACTGTCGAGAACGAATTCCCGACCATCCTGTACACGCGGAAAAAGTGCGACCTGCCGCTCGCGAACGCGAGGAACATGCGGCGCTACGAGTCCTACCGCGGCGTGTGGGACATCGGCTGCTGGGGCGAAACGATCGACGGCGACGCCGTGATCATCGTGCCGCAGATGCCGACGAAGTCGATGCCGCTCAACGTGCTCGCGCGCGCCGACGTGAAGCGCAACGGCGAGAACACGACGATGACCATCAAGGCACTTCCGACGTACGGCCGCTAACCGAACCGCTTGATCACGTCAGCGGTTGGCACCGCCGCCTTGTCCCTGAACGAATCGGGCAGCACCGTCACATCGGCCGCAAGGCACGTCACGCTCGTGTACCACTCTTGGCCGCGCGTATCGCCGCTGATTTCCGCAAGCATCACGTAGTAGAAGCCATCGTCCTGCAACTTCGCCTGCATCTCGATCCGCTCGTTCTCGGCCTGCTGGCCGACGTTCAGGCTGTACTCGTACTGCTGGATGCTCGCGTTGTCGAACCAGATCAGCCGGCCGATCTTCACACTCGGGTTAAGCAGCATCTTCACCTCGATGCCGTTCGCTGTCTGCTGTGGCAGCCCGACCATGCCCGTCTCGTACGTGATCTTGGGGACGTCGCCGGGGATGTATGCGGTCTCCGGCACCATAACGACCTTTCCGTCCTGGATGCTCCAGACCGTCTGCGTGGTGCGGGCGGTCCAGCGCATGAAGTCCCGCGCCATGCCGAACATCACCTTGCCTCGAGGCAGCGGGTTCGACGGCAAGTCGGGCAGATAACCCTGCCGCACGTCGTATGGATTCATCGCGGCGCAGACTGCCGCCACGTGATCCGCGGGCGTTGACCCTGCCGCAAGCGTCGTGTTGACCACGGCGAAGTTGTAGGCCGAGTCGCCGTCCGCCGCGGTGATGTCGAGGTACGTGTCGGTCTGGCTCTCGCGCCCGCGACGCACCTGCTTGATCGAGCCGTCGAAGATGATCCCGTAGTTGCCCTCGTACCCAGCCTGCAGCACGACTCGCGTGAACTCCTTCTGCGCGCGCCGCGCTGTCGTCTCGGACACGTTGTAGACGCGGATGCGCGCCGAGTTCGGCGTCTGCAGGTCGCCCCGCTGCACACGGAACACGATCCGCAACTCGGACAGGTCGAGAGCCTCTCCGCTGTCGAAGCCGATGATCAGCGATACCTTCCGGCCGAACTGCTCAATGCTCATTGGTCCGTCACCCAGAAAACATGCGATCCGATGCCGAGATCCTCGTACGTCGGAACGTCATCAGGATCAGCGGCGCCCTGCACCCACAGGCGCCCTTGGAACCCCAGGTGCTTGTACTGCGCGAGCAGGTCGACGCCGGTCACCAGCGGGATGCCTGACACCAGCGGGTTGTCCGAGGCGTCTGCGATATCGAGCACCCACCCCGCACCGCCAGTCTTGCGGTACTGGACCGTGAGGCGATAGTCGGTCCCGCTCAGCGTCACCGTGAAGCGCTCCGGACGCGGCGAAAACGGAATCTCGAAGAAACTCGGCATCACATACTCCCCGGCGGCACCGCGCCGCCCGGCGCCGGCGTCGCCGGCATGGCGGCTTTCGTACCGCCGTTCCCCGTCTCTGCCGTCGACGCTGGGTCGGCTTGGTTCTCGCGCGGCGGCAGCGTCGTGACCTGCGTCGACACGATCTTGATCTGCTTGAGCGTCGCCGTCAGGATCAACGCACTCGACGTCTTCGCGTCAACCGTAAGCCGCAGCCCCTGCAGAAGCATGTTCTGGTAGGTGCGGCGGCTCGTCGTGACGTCGAACGGCGTGCGTGCTTGCTGCAGCGCGAGCAGCTGCGAGTAAATCGCATTGACATACTGAGCCGACGGAAGACCGCCGCCGTCGAACGTCGCCTCTGCCGCGCCGAGCAGCGCCTCGTAATCGGCGTTGCTCCAGCCGCACTGCATCGAAAGATCCGGCTGACGCTTGAACGCATGATCGCTGATCTGCGGCCCTTGCTCGACCGGATGTTCGGTGATCACCAGCTCGTCGTTGTAGATCTCCTCGATCGCGACCTGCACCGTGATGCTGCCGATCTTCTTCGGCGAGATCATGATCATGTCGAGGATCACGAGATCACCCCCTGTAGATTGCGCACCATGTCGGCGTTCACCGCGCGCTGCTCGCGCTCGACCGCGCGGCCGGCCGCCGCGGGATCGCCCGAGCCGTTCACGTGGATCTGCGTGGACTGATGCATCTCGACCTTCGTCGGACCGCCTGTTGCAGACGAATTCATGGCGCCAGCCGGAGCGCGCGGCCCTTGCGCCAGCCACTCGCTGTTGCCCAGGGCTCGCATCATGATCGACTTGAGCTTGGCCCCATACTGAGGGTCTTCCGCGTAGACACCTGTCAACGCATCGGCGAATGAAAATGCATCGCCCATGTGTCGACGAGCGTTCGCGTACGGGCGGCCTTTAGCCAGCAACTGCGCATGCGCGTCAAACGCATCCTCGAGCGTCTTGAATCGCCGAAACTTCGCCTGATAAGGCGTGCCATCCGCGCGATGATCCAAGCCCAACACGAAGTCCTGGCCCTTGGTCGCCTGAATGCTGAACGGGTTGTTGCTCCGCTTCGACAGGCCGCTGCTACCGAACCCACTCTCCAGAGCCCACTGCGCGAACGTCACCAGCCACGGTACGCCATACTTGCGCTCCGATTCCTTGGCTGCGGCAATGGCCGCGCGCACGCGATCAATAAAACCCGGCGCGGAAAGGTTGCTGCCGCCTGACGCCGCCGGCGTTCCAGACGATGGTGATGCAGCCGGAGCGGCGCCTCGCGGCGGCGTCAGCTTCGCGCCCCCGTCGTCCTTCACGCTATCGATCTCGGCCTGCGTGTAGCCGCCAGTAGCACCCAGGCCGCGACGATCTGTTCCCGTCAGGGCATCCCATAGGGACCGGTACTTCCCGCCAGAAAGCTGGGAAATCAGCCTATCCACCTTGTCGCGCAGCGCATCACCGATCTTCCAGCCGGCGAATGCGGCGCCAACTGCAGAAACTGCTGTAGCGAGACTCCCGAGTACCGCGAGCAGGCCGCCGCCAGCAGCGGTGGCTGCAGTAGTGGCGGCGCCCGCAGCGCGCAGCGCGCCTGCCATTTTCAGGATGCCGCCAGCGATCCTGAAAACGCCGAGCGCCTTCAGCGCCACGCCGAGCAGCAGGATCCTCGTCGACCAGCCGCCCGTCGCGTGATCGAGCGCAATGAACGCGTCTGCTATCTTTGCGAGCGCCGGCCCTGCGACCTCGGCGACTTTCAGGATGGCACTCGCGATGTTGGCGATTCTGTTCGCAATCTCATCGCCGTGCTCGTCCATCCAGCGCTGAAAGCGATCGAGACTTGGCCCGACCTTCTGCAGCATCGCACCCTCGACGCGGATGCCGAGGTTCTCGAACGTCGCGCCGAGCCCGCGCAGTTGCGTCATGAAGCGGTGCGAGTCGTCCGCAGCCTTGTCGAGGCCCGTCGTTTTCGACATCTCGCGGTACTGCTTCAGGAACTTCTCAAAGTCCCCGTTACGCATCGCGAGCAGCAGGTTCTCGTCGATGCCCAGGATATTGCCGTACTGGCTCGCAAGCCACGTCGGCTTGTTCGCCAGCGACTTGCCCAGGTCCGACATGATGTCGACCGTATCGCGCAGCTCGCCGTTTGCGTTGCGCGTCTGCACACCCAGCGTCGCGAGGTAACCCTCACCGGCCGGGTTGTTGCGCAGGAAGCGCGCGAGGTTCTCGATCGTGCCTGTCGCCGCCTCGGCCGAAACGCCCATGTTGCGCGCGGCGAACTCAAACCCGCGCAGATTGGCCGCCGACGCGCCCGTGCGCTGCGACACGAAGTAGAGGCGCTCGAGCTTCGACGCGAACGCCGCGACGCCGGCGCTCACGGTGAGCGCGGCGCCAGACACCGTCGCGATCAGCTGCTTGACGCCCTTCGTCGTGCCTTCGACGCCTTCCTTGAAGTTCTTCAGGCCCTTCTCGTCGACCTTGAAGCCGAGCGCGACCAAGAACTCGCGGATGACGACCGAATCAGCCATTTTCTCTTTCCATCTTGCGGCGGTACGCCGCGTCGTTGTCCGCCAGGACGGCGAGGGAATCGTTCATCAGCGCGACGTCGGCAAGGCCGAGCGTTCCGTCGAGCAGTGACTCGTACCGGCACATCTGCGCATGTACGGGCGCGAGCAGCCAATCCTCGCCGCCGGGCAGCGTGCGAATCCAGCCTAGGTCGTCGCCGGGCTGCTCGCTTGGCTGGTAAGCAGCCCGTTGATAAAAGGGCCGAGGTTCGCCACCACGACGCGCACGACGAGCGGCAGCATCACGTCGATGCCGATGTCGTCGAACATCGACGTCTTGTGCGCGATGTTCCACACCTTCGCCCAGCTGGTGCCCTGCCAGCGCTCGACAACGGACAGGCACGTGCCGAAGACGTATTCGGCGTCTTCGTCCTTCAGGCCGGCCAGCGCGTCCGCGAACGGTTGCAGTACGGGCGCGATCGCGTCGACCATCGACAGAAGCTCGCGCGAACGGTCGCCAGCGGCGTCGACGGCGGCCTCACTTGAGGCGAGCGCGGCGAGCTCGACCCCTCCCGCCATAGCTGCGAGCGCGGCGTTCGCGCGCGCTTGCTCGCGCGCAACATCGGCCTGCTCGATCTCGGCGTAGAACTTCATCAGCACCGGGATCATCGGAGGGATGATCGGCGCGATGCGACGCGACACGTGGAACTGCTGCATCGCGTTCAGCTTGCCGATCACGTACCGGCCACCGTTGAGTTGCACTTCGGTCGTCATGCTCAGTACGTCCCGAGGATGTTGTCGATCTTGATCGCGTCGAAGACCCATTCGACGACGTCTCCGTCCTTCGCATACTTCAGGTCCGGCGCCTTCTTGAACGCGCAGCTGCGCGCGGTCGTCACGTCGCCGGCCGCCGTCTGTCGAACCTCGATGAGGTTCTTGCCCCACAGCCGGCTGTCGAGCGACTGCGCGTCGTACAGCGCCATCAACTTCGCGTTGATCGGCGCGGTCTTGAGGTAACGCAGCGTGACCTGCCCGGACTTGTCGGCGTGCAGGCTGTGCATGCCCTCGCCGTCCGAGCCGATCGTCATCGTGTTCTTGTCGCCCGCCCGCACGATCGTGATGCCTTCTTCCGCAGTGGCCTCACCGTAGCCGAGCGAAAACGCACCGCCCGGCCCGACGAGCGTCGCCGCGACGTCCTGAAAGCTGTAAGTCGTCATGTTGGGATGCCCCTGTTAGCGGTTGATGTTGACGAGGATGTCAGCGCCATGGATCGCGCCGGCTTCCTTGCCCGCGACCTGGAACACGACAGACTTGCGCGCCTCGCGGTCGGCCTGCGATTGCGTCGCGATCGCCGGCTGGTACACGTAGTAGCCCTTCGCGAGCGTGTCGCCCTGGTTCAGCGCGCCGAAGCCTGCCGAGTTCCAGACGCCAGGCGCGAGATACCCGTTGTTCACGCCAGCCTCGCAGGCCGCCGCGATCGTCGCCGCAATCTGCGCGTTGCCCCCGTCGGTCTGCGGGATCTTCGTGGGGCTCTGGTACAACAGGTTGTAGACGTCCGTCTCGATACGGGTGCGGAACCAGATCGCGTTGTAGACCGAGTCGATGTAGATGCCGCTCGGCGTCACACCGTATTGGATGATCGACGTGTCGTTGCTGTAGTCGACGAACACGTTGCAGTTCTTCGCCTGAAGCGTGTTCGCCTGCGTGCTGGTCAGCTGCTCTGCGGCCACGCTCGGCTCCTGCTTGAACATCAGGGTGATCGTCGTGTTGTTGCCGTCGAAGTTCACCGTCAGCAAGCGGCCGAGCAGCGACGACACCGCGTATGGCGTCGAGCTCGAGTACTGCAGGATCGTGTACTTCAGGTTGAGCGCCTTCAGCTTGCTCGCGATGTCGGTCGTCACGGTCGAGTCGAGCACCTGCGGATTCTGCGTCGTGATGCCGTAGATGTGCCGCTGGTCGGCCTCGGTGAGGTTCGCGACCGCGACGTGCTGATCGTCCGTGATGGAAGCATCCGCGAAATCGAAACCGAGGAACTTGTTCGAGAAGCGATCGAAGAACAGCGCGGCCGCGTCAACCGGCTGCTCGGGCGCGATTCCGTCCGCCGGCACGCCGGCGAGGCTGCTGGTCAGGCCGAGCATCGTCGAGATGTCGGTGCCGCTGCCCGGCGCGGTCGCATAACCGACCTTCGAGCTCGTGCCGGTCGTGTTCGACGTCACGACGAACTGCGAGCCGGTCCAGGCGATCGTCGCACCGGTGAGCTTCGCGTTGATGACGGTGGCAACGCCGTTGAGGTTCGTCTGCGCGGAGAAATCGAGTGCAGTGACCGACTTCGCCACGCCGTCGATTGTGATGCTGAACGCGCCCGTCGTGACAGCCTTCCACACGGCGATGTCCTGCTGCGCAGCCGACAGCACGCCACCGCGCAGCGAGCCGGACGTCGCCGTCTTCGCCCAGCGGCCGATCATCAGCTGTTGCGGCTGCGGCAGTTGGTTGAAGTACAGCGCAGCAGCGTAGTACTCGGGCGTGTTGGTGCCGAAATCGGCCGTCACATCGGCAATGCCGCCGTACGAGCGCGCGCGCTCATTGGTGTCGATGATGGCCGACGGGCCGAGAATCAGCCCGGTGTTCAAATTCGCGCCCTGCGCCGCCAGCGCGGCGAGATTGATCGACACGTTGATCAGACGCGATACCGGCAATCCGTTGGACATGCTGGTCCCCTACGAGTGGATGTTCGAAACGCCAGCCACTGGCGTCGACGAGTCGGTCGTCGTCGCCACGGTGGCCGATTTGAGGTTTAGGACCGCGTAGGTCCGGGTGATCTTGCGGCGCAGCGTCACGGTCATGTCGTAGCGCCGCACCCACTGCTGGTTGACCAAGTCGGGCACCGCCCGAATCGGGCCGACGCCGACGAATGCCATGTCCTGCAGTTGGAGCTGCTCGCGGTTCTGCGGCATCGCGAGGCCGTCGGCGAGCCACTGCGCATAACCCTTCGCGCGCGGCCCGTAGAACGTGCAGGGCACGTCGATGTCCTGGTGCCGGATGTACGTGTCGTGGCCGTCGCCGGTGCCGTCGTGCTGGATGGCGGGGCCGGCGTCCGGCACTTGCTCCTGGACGCCGAACGCGCACCAGTCGACGGACGGCTCCGGTTGCTTCGGCACCTTCACCTGCCAACGCGGCCGCACGAGGTCGGGCGGCAGCGCCGTGACGCCCGCGATCAGGTCGTGGACTAGATCGTCGAGGGCGTCGTCCTCGGCCGGCGGCACATCGACGGCTGGCGCCAGGTATCCGCCGGTCGAGCTGTCGGTCATGGGATCATCCCGAGAGAGGTTTCAGGTCGCACGTCGCGCAGACGAAGCCGCGGCCGAAGTGGGAGTAGTCGTTCACGTTCACGACCGTGTACGTGCGGCCAGACCACTCGACCTCGTCGGCGTCGTAGCCTGCGCTGCCGTCCATCAGCCGGAACATCGTGTGCAGCGTGATCGAGCCGATGATTCGGCTGCCGTCTGCGTTGCGGTGCAGGATGTCGCCCTTGTCGCTCGTCACGACGGCAGCGAACGGGGTCGATGCCGCGGTGTTCTGTGCGCGGCCGTGACCGTCGACCGTCTGCGTCATGCGATTGCAAAGCAGGCCGGTATCCATGAAATCCGGGTCGAGCAGGACCTCGGTTACGTCGAGGAAGGCCATAGCGAGCGCACCAACGAAAAAGGGCCGCGTGTGGCGGCCCTTGGATCGGGAAGACGGGAAACTACTTCTTGCGGCGCACGACGTACGTCGTCGCGTTCCGATACTGAGCAGTATCGACGAGCGTGTTCTCACGCGTGACGCCGCGGCGCCGGCGCGCGGCCAGCGTCGAGTCGGCGAGTTTGGGTTGGATATTGCTGTCGATCTTCGCGCGCACGGAATTCTGTGCGATGACGCCGGCGCGGTTCAGGCTGCGGTCGACCTTATCGAGGTCGCCGTCGAGTGCTGCTTCGACGCCCTTCTGCAGGTGCGGCTCGAATTTCGTCCGCGCGTCCTGCACGCCGGGCACCAGGTGCGGGCGCGCCGGGATGTTGTTCGCCGGCGAGCCGTTTTCCATGATGTAGCCGATCTCGGCGTTGCTGAGCGACTCGCCCTCGTCCTTGCGGCCGGCGGTGCTGTCGGGCACGCCGACAAGCACCTCCTTCTGCACGAGCCCGCTAATCGACTTCAACACCTCGTCGAGGCGGTCTATTTTCATGCCGTCCATGGGATTCTCCCGATGGGCGGCGGCAGCGTTACAGCTGAATGCCGCCCGAGCCCATCATCTGCGCCAGGCTGAGATAGCGGACGCCGTACATCGTGGCGTTCCAGAAACCGCCGTCCTTGATCGCGACGGCCGCGGTGTCGTAGCTCGCGCTCACCTTGTCGACGGACTTCGACGACTGCGGCCCGCTCACCTGGCCCGGCACGCCGCCGACGGCGGCCATCTTCTGGTCCTTCACGGCGAGCGCTAGGTGGTGCGCGGTGACGAGCGCGACTCCCAGATCTCTCAGCTCGGCCCACCGGTCTGCGTTGACGAGCGATACCGCCACGGTCATCCAGAACTGGACGAGCGAGTCGGGGTATGTCGTCGTGTCGCTGAATTCGGGGAAGGACTGTCGGAACTGGGCGATATCCACGTGTCACCTTGCCTAAATGCAGATGGCCGGCGCGCGCCTGCGCGGCGCGTCGCCGGGAGGCCATTATGCCTTCTTCCCGCCGCCGGACTTCTGCGTCGCGCCGTCGGTTGCGGCATCCTTCGCGGCCGCCGCGGCGTCCTTCTGGGCTGCCTCGAAAGCCGCGACCCGCGCGGCGAGATCCTGCTCGCTCGCCGCAACCGCAGCTTCGCGCGTGTCGAGCGCCGCAGCGCGGTCGTCGAGGCCCTTGCCGAACGCATCGAGCTCAGCACGCAGCTTGTCGAGACGATCGGACTCGGCTTGGAGACTGGCCTTCGCCGCTGCAGCTACCGCCGCCTGATCGGTCGCGTCGCCCTGCAATCCACCCGTATCGCCGGATTTCTCCGGCAGCGGGCCGGTGTGCGCCTTCGCGTACCAGTGCTCGGCGATGAAGTCCTCGACCTCCTGCACGCCGGCTTCCACGCGCCGGACGACTTCCTCGCCCTCATGGACCAGCCGGATCGTGAACGCCGTCAGAACGTTGATTTTCGCCATCGTCTCCATGTCAGATCCCGTCCCGGTAAGCAGCCGTCGTGCCGTAGCGCCACTCGACCTGACCGATCCGCGACCAGTAGGTCGTGATCTGATAGAGCGAGCGGTACTCGAGCGGCGTGCGCTGCAAGTCCGTCATCGGGAACTGGACATACTTCTTGTCGCTGTTATAGGCGACCATCCGGTCCACTGTGTTGAGCTGGCCCTGCGTGCCGCCCGCGCCGGCGCCGATCAGCCACTTCAGCTCGAGAATCTCCAGCGGCGTGCCCTGCTGCGTGCAGATATTGTTCTCGAGCAGATACGTCAGGATCGACTTGCTGCCGGCGTAGCTGATGATGCGCGATGCGATACCGCCGAGCGTGGCCGGCGGAAGCATCAGCCGATTGGGCTTCACCTTCCAGCCGGTGGCCTGCCACGCTGACGTCAGAATTTCGTTGACGTCCTTCAGGATTTCGTCCGGCGTCTTCGTGTTCCACTGCGGCGTGCCAGCCGCTCCGTTCGCAACGTTCGAAACGCTGCCGACGGCGCCGATCGAGTTCACCAGGCCGGTGAAGTTCAGCTGCGGATCGCCATAGTAGACGATCTGGTCGAGGTCCATGTTGCGCTTCATGTTCATGGCTTCGACTTTCTGCGAGTCGATCGGCATGCCGAGCGCCTGGGACTTCACGAGTTCGGGCACCGTGTACTTGACCTCGGCACCCCACAGGCGCATCGGCTGCGGCGTCTTGCCGATGTCGACCGACGGACCAGCGATCGCGTTGCCCTCGTTCGAGATCCAGTTCAGACCGTTCGGGTTGATACCGCCGCTCATCCCGAACGCCGAGTTCGTGAACGACGCGACTTCGTCGGCCGCCGACACGTCGCTGCGGATGTAGATGTCGCGCGACCAGGTGTACTCGACGAGCGGCTCGTTGAGCGTCTGGTCGAGGCGTTCGAGCTGGCCGACGAGGAACGCGCCGGTCGAGTCGATCGTCTGGCGATCGTACGTGTACTGCTGGTCCTGCGTACGCGCGCGGATCAGCCGGCGCGTCGCGTCCGCGACGGCCGCCGACATCGGGATCGAGGCCCCGGCCCGGCGCAGGTGCTTCAGTTCGGACATGTCCATGTAATGGCTCCAGAAATGCAAAAGCCCCGCGATTGCGGGGCCTCGGGTGAAGCGCTGTTCAGCGCCGGATCAGATGTTGACGGCGATTTCGACGATGCCGTATGCGTCGGCCGGGCCGGTGAAGTACCAGTTGGCCGGCATCGCAACGGTGTTCGTCCCGTCGGCTGCCGCTTCGAAACCACCGAGCGGCTTGCCGGCGGCGGCCGCCGCGACGCGCACGTACACCGTACCGTTCTTCGTGGCCGGCGCGGTGCCGCCGAGCGCGGCGTTGAAGTAGCCGCGCTTCAGGATGTCGGTCACGCCGCTCGTCGGCGGCGTCGACGTCCCGAGCGGATCCGTGCCGTTGCCCTGGATCGGATACGCGCGCAGGTTCACGCCGTAGACGAGCGCCGCCGTGTCGGCCGCGTTGTTGATCGGCTGGATCTTGCCGTTCACCATCTTCACGGGAACGCCGAACGCCGTCGGCGGTGCCGCCGGGTCGATCAGCTGCGTCTCGATCGTGGCGACTTCGGCGCGCTGAAGGTCTCCGGCGAAGCCCGCCGGCATGCGGTACTGATAGGCTTGATACGAGGACATGTCGGCTCCTTACTTGCGGACCTTCCAGAATTCCGCGTGGATTGCATTGATGTCTTTCCGCTCGGTCTGAGCGGAATCGTTCGTCCGGCGCTGCGTGACGCTGGAGTTCTTGCTGCGCACGACCTCCGACGCCGCGTTGAAGAACGCCGCGACGGAATCGCATGTCATGCTGGCCACGTTCGCGCCGCCGACCACCGACTTGACGAGTTCGGCGTTCTCGTTCTCCAGCGCGGCGCGCAGCGCGCGGCGGCGCAGCACGCAGATGGCGTCGACCGTCTTCTTGCGGACCGCTTTCGCATCGAACGTCGGCAGCCGCACACCCGGCGCGAGGATCTCGGCGCGCGAGAGCGCGTCTTGGAACTGGTCACGCAGCGCGGTGCTGTCGCCGGTCCGAGCGACGCCCTTATCGTCGCCTTCGCCGGCACCGTCGCCGTCCATCGTGCCGGTGCCGTCCTGATCGTCGTCCTCGCCGTCACCGTCACCGGTCGGCGTGCCGCCGCCTTCGAGCTTCGTCACGCGATCGGCGAGCGCGTCGATCTTGCCGATGGTGGCTTGGATCGCGTCGAGGACCTGCTTGAGCGGATCGCCTTCACCACCGCCGGCGCCGTCGTCACCCGTCGCGGAGGCACCCGCCTTCGGATCGGTGCCGGTACCGGGCATGTGGATGTGAATCTGGGGCTGGCCGTCGCCACCCTCGCCGCCTTCGTCGCCGGTCATCTCGTTCGCGACCTTCTCGAACGCCTCGGAATCGCGCGTCATGAACGCCTTGCGCAACGCGTCGACGAACTTGGAGCCTTTCTTGGTTGCCATGCTTGCATCTCCTGTCGGGAGTAGGTTGGAACTGCTATCCCCGATCGAACACACGGGGCCACAGCGGGCGCTTTTCACGAGGGCGACGTGGTTCCCCACGATCACCACCTGTCGCGCCCGCCCAGGCGCAATCTGTTCGTAGTCGGCGTCGTATCCGTTGCTGACCTGCGTGAGCGCGTCGGCGCCCTTGCTCTGGACGCGCCGGATCGCCTCGGCGTCGGTGATCAGTAGGTCAGCGAGCATCAGCTCAGACTGGTCGCCTTCGCCTCGCCGTACGTTGCGAACCGTGCCGCGCGCCACCGACATGTAGTTCGCCGGCGTCACGAAATCCGGCGGATGGTCGATCGTGATCGGCTTGCCCTCGAAGCTGGCAAGCGTCTCGGGGCTGAACAGCACGTCGGCCGTGCGCTCGGCGACGATGACGCCGTCCTTCGCCTCGATCTCCGGCAGCTCGAAATAGGCGTAGTCCTGCGCGCCGACGCGCGCGATCGGCACGGCCTCGCAGAGCAGGAAGCCTTCAGGCGTGATCGACTGCCGCTCGCCGAGTTGTTCGGCCGCGTACACGCCCGATGCAGTGATGCCGTCGCGGGTATGCGCGCGAGCGCGCGCGGTGTGCGAACCGCAGTTGCACGCATGGTCAGTGGTGAAAATCCGCATATCAGTCTTCGATGCTGGTTCGGACACCGCGCGCGATGACGCCGCGGACTCGCTCGTAATCGGGCTCGGTGCGCGTGACCCGGCACCAGACGGCCAGGGATCGGAGGTACAGCGGCAACCACCACGCGGTGCGCACTCGCACGCGCAACGTCGTTCGATGTGTCGTCATGCTCAGTCCGTCCAGTCCGGAATCTCGACCGTCTGCCCGGCCAGTTCGTGTGTGCAGTCGCCGCAGAACTGGATCCGGCCATCCGTGATAAATGAATGGCAGACGTTCTGCCGATCGTCGGGGCCGGGCCACGACACGAGGATCGATGGCGACAACGTCGGAGCATCGACGCTGCCGTTCCAACTCCATCGCGCCGGGTTCGGAGAATCGCAGCCATGCGGATAGACGACATGCAGCTCACCACACGGACACTCGAACAGCAGCGATCCACTACTGTCCCGTTTCATCTTCGCCATATCAGCCCTTCGGAAGGACGACTTCTGCCCAGCACCGGCAGTTGTAGATGCAGCCCGGATGGGCCCGCGCGCCCGACCGCTTATCCGCGATCGGCGGTTTGTCCCACGTGAAGAACTTGCCTTCCAACTCCCGATGGTCCTCGCGGACGTCCGAGTCACCCGACGTCCGCCAGAAGTAGCCGGGACTTCCGACATCGAGCGCGCGCGCCTCGGTGAGCGTCGCGGCCGTACGACTGACCTCAGTTCTCGCGATCGTGTCGGCCCGGCTCTTCGCGACCTGCCCCGACTCCTGAATCGCCTTCGAGATCTGCGCAGCGCGCGCGCCGTCGACGATTCCTTCCAGCGTCAGCCGGTGCACGCGTTCGGCCGCGTCGAGCGGGATGGACTTGATCAGCCGCACCTGCTCGGACAGGAGCGCGCGCATCGTCTCGCCGGTGGCCGCACCGCGGATCTCGTCGCGCAGCGCGCGCGACATGTCTGCGGCTTGCTTCATCCACATCTGCTCGTCGCGCCGGTTCAGGTCGGCGATCATGCGCGCCGCGGTCGCCTCGGCCCACGGCGCGAGCGCCTCGGCATACCGCCGCAGCAGTTCCTCGATCGTCGGCGCATACGACGCGTCATCGGCCGGAAAGCCGTTCACGAGCACGCCGACCTGATGGGCGATCTTTCGCAACTGGCCGCCGTACTGCCGCTCGGGACCACTCAGCCGAACCGGGTTCTTGCGCCGGTCGCGCTTTCGATCGAGGGTGAGGATCATCGACGTCGGAAAAGCCTGCGAAGCAGAGAATCGTTCGTGCGCGCGGCCGCGCTTGGCGCCGGGCCGAGCGGAAGCGCTGAATCAATTCCTGGCGGATCCTCGCCCTGTTCGTCGCGCTCGGCCTGCTCGATCGCTTCGTCCGGGATGTCGCCGAACATGCCGGTGTCGGGCGACGACGCCTTCAGCTCGCGCATGCCCTGGCTGCGCGGAATCAGATCGGCGTCGACGGCCTTCGTCACAGAGTCGACCGTCTTGTTGCCGATCTCTGCCTTCTCGGCGGCCGACATCTCCTGCAGCGGGTTGAACTCGTACGAGAAGTCCTCGGGCAACGGCTGCCCGATTTCCGACCGGCACATCACGTCGAGCAGGCCGTGCAGCGGGTTGCGCATCCGGCGCTCCTGCCGCGTGTGCACCTTCTCGTGATACAGCAGGCGCGACCCTTCGCCGGTATCGCTCAACCCGGCCGGCTGCTGGCCGAAAAGGCGATCGAGCGGAATGCCCGTCGCGCCGCTGAGCTGCATCGCGAACTGGAGCAAGACATCGGACAGCCCGCTGAATGCGTACTGGTGCGTCTCGAACTTGTCGGTCGAGTCGATGAGGGTGATGCCCTCGTTCGACTGCCCGAGCCGGATCATTTCGACCTGCTTCAGCAGCCCGTTGAGCGCCGGGCCGCCCATCGCGATGATCTCGCGCAGCTTCTCGACGCTCAGCGTGCGCAGATGCGCTTTGTAGACGAGCTGGCCGGCGCCGACCGTCGCGCTGTCGAACGCGATGAGTCGGTCCCACATCGGCTCGAGGATCGACAGGCCCCATCCGTTCTCGCTGATGCGCTGGTAGTACGGCAGTGCTTCGCCGTCCATGCGCAGCACGCGCGAGTGGTGAATGCGTCCTTGCGGCAAGCCGATCGTCGTCGGCAGCACGTCGTAGTACTTCGGCATGCCGAGATCGGGGCCGAACTCGGTCACCACTTCGCCGACCGGCGGCGCAACCATCCAGCGGTCGAGCACGAGCAGGCCCTTGAACTGGCCTTTCCCGATGGTCTCGCGCCGAAGTGGCTGCGACATGTCCTGGCCGTCGATCAGCATCACCGCGATCGCACCGCCGTACAGCTGCGCCCACTTGCCGGTGTCGCAGAGCTGGTCCCAGATCGCCTTGCGCGTGAGCGCCGTCTCCATCTTCGACACGTCGGTCGGATCGAGCCCGGACATCTCGATGCCCTTGCGGGTCATGTCCTCCGGAATCGCGTCCACCGCGGCGCGCACGATCCACGATCCGCGATACGCCGCTTCCAGCCAGACGCGGTTGCGGCTCTGGTACGACAGCGTGTACTGCGCCGCCGACGCCTGGTTGTCGGCGCCCCAGCCGAGCCGCGCCTCGAAGTTGGCGAACGAGTCGGCCGTGCGATGGGCGTGCGTAGCCGCCGGCGCGCGCGGCGGCCGGGTCTGTTGCTTCCGTTTCGACATTCCGGGAAATCCTGTCGTGCTCAACCGGCAAGCCGCTCCCAGACCGACAGGTCCTTCGCGCCTCCCAGCATGTCGTTGATTGCGTCGACCATCGGATCGATCTGGTCGTCGTGCATGTGCGTATCGTCAGCCGTGAACGAGTCGCACTCGGTCAAGAAGTCGCTAACCCACGGGGCATCCATCGGAACACCGACGTTGCCGGCGTCGATGTGGCTGACGACGTCCATGACGCGCGTCAGCTTGTCCTTCACGCGCTCGATGCCTTCGATCGGGATGCCGCCCTCGGCCTGAATGTCCTGAATCAGCCCGGTCCCGCTGGACTTGTCCTCGACCTTCATCTGGCGCAGCACCGGCGCGCCCGGGTCGTCGGCGCCGATGGCCGCGTGCTTGTTCCAGAAGTCGATCGCGCGGCGCTTCAGCTCGGGCGCCTTCCACTTCCCGCGCACCAGGTCGATCAGGTACACACGGTTGTCGTACCCGAGACCCCAGCACTCGAACACGCTGTAGTCGTTCCGCTCGGCGGTCTTCTGCGCCGTGTCCGCGAAAATCTTGCGGTACTGTAGCTGCGGCAGCGCACCGTAGCGCAGGAACTTGCCGCTCTGGATGATCCCGCCGCCCAGCGGCGACGGCCGCTGCATGTACTGGCCGTTGAAGACGTACGCGTCGGCCTTCTCGGACGCGAGCAGTTCCTGCAGCGGTTCCTTGTACGGCCAGTAGCTGTACCGGCCGTCCTCGTCACGCTCGTCGCGCTCGACGCGTTCGCGGATGTGCGCCGGCAGTTTCGCGACGTACTCGTCCGTGATCAGCGCCGGGATCTCGATGAACTCCCAGTCGCCCGGCAGCTTGCGCGCCTTGATGAAGCCCGTCGGATCTTCCTCCGCGAGCCGCTGCATGATCACGATGATCGGCGTGTCCGGACTCGCCTTTCGGCTCTTCACGGTCGATTGCAGCTTGCGGTTGGCTTTGTCCCGGTTCGTCTTGCTGTACGCGTCCTCGACCTTCAGCGGGTCGTCGATGATGATCGCGCCCTGCCAACCCTCGGCCATGTGCCCGGCCCGGAAGCCAGTGATCTGGCCGCCGAGCGAAACCGCGTACACGCCGCCGGCCTTCTTCCCGTCGACGAGCACGTTCCAGCGCTTCTTCGACTTCGCGTCGTCAGCCACCTTCAGCGGCCAGAGCGCCTGGTACTCGTCGGATGCGACGATATCGCGCGCCGTCTCGCTGTTCAGCAGCGCGAGGTCGTCCGAGTAGCTGATGTGCAGGAATCGCGCGCGCGGGTTCAGCGCGAGGCCGCGCGCGATCAGGTTGATCGCGACCAGCTCAGTCTTCGACGAGCCCGGCGGCACATTGATGACGACGTTCTTCAGCGTGCCGTCGATCACGCGCTGCACCGTGTCGGCGATCAACACGTGGTGCCAGTTGACGCGGAACTTGATCGCCTGTCGGTGCTTGAAGAAGTACCGGCTGAAGAACAGGTGATCCCGCTCGCACTTCGCCTTCAGGACGGCCCGCTCGATGGCGGGGTCAATACTCGTCTTCGAGTTTGGCGACGGCGGCTGCGACCTGGCTTTCATCGACGACGACCGTCCTGTTCTCGATCGGGCCGCCGTTCTCCCCAGTGTGTTCGAGGCGGCGCCGGTTCGTGTAGGCGTCGCCGGATTCCTTCGCAGCCTGTTCGAGCAGCTGCGCCATCAGCGGCAGGTTGTTGCGTCGCTCCGCTTCCGCGACGGCACGGTCGAGCGCGCGCAGGCGTACCGCGCGGTGCGACACGCCGATACGCGATGTGTCGTTGAGGAACTCCTCGCGCGTGCGCTCGAAGATCTCGCGGTACTTCTTGCTGAGCGTCGCGCCGGCCCGCTTCGTCGGGTCGTAGCGCTCGCACTGCTGCGACGACACTTCGACGCCGAACACCTCGCGCACGTCCTTCACGGTGCGCGCGATCGTGTCGAAGCAAGCCAGCGACTGCACGATGAACACCTTGATCGTGTCGGGAAGTGCTGCCATAGCGGGAAAACGGTCGGGTTATGCGGCCCGCAGGATGCAGGTGCCGCAGGCGCGCGCGATGTCGACGTGGCCGACATCAGGCGCGCGCTGGGCAGCAGCGACGAGCTTCGCGGTATCGCCCGCGCCGCCGGCCACGCCGTAGCGCCGGACGATGCCAACGAATTCCTCGACGTCGTGCCCGCGGATACCGAGCTTCGGCATGCCGTCCTTCGCGAAGGCCGGCGCGCCGAACTCGTCGGTGCGCTGGCCGATGTGATACAGCTCGTGCTCGACGAGCGCACACCACTGTAGGTCGTTGCACTCGCGAGCATAGTGCGCGTCGAGCGTGATCAGGAACGCCGGCACGCGGCCGAACCATTCGAGGTACTGCTGTTCCTGCCGGGCGCGCTGCCAGCCGCCTGCGCGGATCGTCACCTCTTCGCACTGGCCGACCACCCGCCGCATCTGGCGAACGTTCTCGACGGCCGCCCAGAGGTAGGCGACATCAGCGTCGATCAGATGCTCGTGATCAGGGTTGTGCAGCGGCGCACCGGCGCGCAAGAGCGTCTCGTTCACCCACTCGGCAACGCCGTCGGCCGGCACGATGCACCTGATCCAGTTCGAGTCGTCGAAAAGCACTTCAGGCGGCGACGGTCGATGGCGCAATGCGTCACGGCGAGCAATCCGATCACGATCGCACCCCATGGTAAGGCCCCAATTAATAGCTATTGCATAGCTATCGTTAGCTATGTATAGTTACTCCAAGCTAATCGCAATCACGCGATAGCTATTAACCGTAGAGAACTCATCATGACTACCATCACGCTCAACATTCCGGACCCCGTTTTGCTCGAAGCCCTGCAAGCTGCCGCCGCCGCAGAGATCGAACTCGAGGAACTCCTGCTCACGCGCATCACTGCGAGTGCGGACCAGGAGGAAGAACCCGCAATCGTCCAATACAACCCGGAAGAAGTCGCCCAATCGGTCTATCAGTGTGCTCGCAACTTCAAGGTCAACGACGAGTTCACCGTCGAAGAACTGCATCGCATCGGCTTTGGCACGCCCGAGTGGAAAGCACTGACGGCTGGCCAGCGCATCGCACTCGGCAAAGCGTTCCGCAAGCTGGCTGAAGCGCGTACGCCGGTGATGACGGGTCCCGACGGTTTTCCGAAGGGTTTCATCTCGTTCGAACGTAAAGACGCACAGAACCGCGCCATCTATTCCTTCCAGAACACGACGTCGCGCCCCAAATAATCCCGCAGCCGCCAACAAAAAAGCCCGCTTTCGCGGGCTTTTTTGCTTTGGACGCACGTATGACGTGTATCGAATATTGCGGATTATTGTGTGCCAAACACACATTGTCAAGCGGTCGATCGTTCCTGCAGCAAACCGAGCTCGCTGAACCGTCGTTCGATCACCGACCATGCGAGCCCCTCGACGCCCGTCTCTCCGGCCTTCTTGTCGCCTTCGATCCACCGGCGCACCGCAGCGTTCTGCTTGCTGACGGTGTTCACGTGCGCGTCGCAGTCATGCGCGATGTCGACCAGGTCGCACTTCACCCCGAACAGACGCTCGATGATCGCTCGACGCACACGGTAGTGCGAGAAGCCCGAGCAGTACGCGGCGGACGCCCGAATCAGCCAGCCGATCGCCGCCTGCCACTCGAGATTCGGCGTCCGGCCGCTGCAGCACGCTGCACCGCAGGAGCACGGCAGGTCGTGCGGCGCCGCGCGCGCGACAATCACGGACAGGTGCAATTCGGGCAGCTCCCAGAGGTGCCGGCGAATCTCCCCGGCCTGCCCCGCGCCATCGAGCCCGACCAGCCCCATGCCGGTACCGATCGACTCGCCGCGCAGGCGCTTCGCCATCATCGTCTCGCCGTACTGCTGCGACGAGTAGCAGAGTGCGAAACGCACCGCGTCGAACGCGGACTTGAACTCAACGACATCGCTCATCGCGCACCCCGCGTCGTCATCGCCAACGCCTGGCGCGTGTTGATCTCGGCCATGTAGCCCGACAGATTGCTCGTGAAGTCCGGGCGGATCCGCGTGTCAACGTGCGTCCCGGGCGAGCGGCTGGTGCCGGCGAGCGAGTACATCCGACCTCGGTTCTCAGAATGGCAGTCGAGGCGTGCGAGCGCGACATCAAGCGACAGCAGCTGGCGCACCGACGAAACGGGGTGCTTCAGGCGGCGTGCGAGGTCGTGCGCCGAATAGCGGATGCCGGGCTTCATGGCCGCGATCATCGCGTTGATGGTGAGTTTGCTTTTTGCTTTCAAGGCCCCGCTCCTTATGCTGACTTCAGATTCAACTCGATCGCCTCGATCCGCACGCCCGGCGTGCGCGCGTAGCGCTTCGACACCCACAGGTCGACGACCTGGCCGTCGTCGACGTACACCACTCCGTTCATGCCGTCCTTCAACGCCTTGACAACGTTGTCGGCGTCCGGCTTCTTCGTCGCGCCGATCGCGCCGGCGGCCGCCTCGCCCTGACGCTTCATCGACCAGCTCGCCGGGATGGGCAGACCGATGTGCACGATCAGGCGGATCGGGCCGGCGTACGGCGACGCGCTGCGCATCGCCGCGCGGGCGGCCATCTTCACGAGGTTCTCGTACCGCTCGGTCTTCTCGGGCGTGTAGGTCGTGACATGTGCGCCGCGGCGCGCGAACTTCGGGCGCCCCTTCGCGACCGGCGTACCGGGAACGACGAACTCGACGCGCTGCGCGATCGGCGACGCAGTGATGAGGGATCGCTGGGTCACTTCACGCCCCTCCCGTATTGCTCGGCAGGCTCCCAATACGCCGCCTTCCAACGCTCGTATGCCTCTTGCGGCGTGCTGCCCAAGCCCGTTGCACCGTTCGAGCGACAAACCCACTCGAAACCGATGTGCGAGCGAAAGATCGCGCGGAAAATGCGGGGCTTCGTCATGCCGTCACCTCGTCCTCGATGTCATCCATCACCGGCACGCCACTGATCGGCCGCAGCCACATGTCCGGACACCAGCCGTTCGTGATGTGACAGGTCAAGCCGGTCTTCGCGTCCATTGCTGGGACCGGCGTAGGCGCTTCGACGTACCAGCAGAAGCCGAGGTGCAGGTAGTCGCCGTAAGGCCCCTTCACCTCGACGATGCGATCGCGAGCCGTACCATGCGTGATCACGGCCAGATCCCCCGGTTTGCAGTTCATCGCCCTTCCCCCATCAAAGCGCCGGCCGCGACGGGGCCGGCAGTGTTGCGAAATGCGCGGTTGTGGTCGTCCCACCACGGGCCGTCGCCCGCGGCGTCGAACACGCGCAGCTTGAAATCGAACGGAGGTTCGTCGCGGCCCTGCTCGACGCCGAGCGTGCCGCCGTGCTCGACGATTCCGGTCCACGACCGCCACCAGTCACCGACGGTGCGTGTCCCGGGCGCTGGCTTCGCGGCGCGCGCGGCGAGCAGATCGCCGAGGATCAGCTCGAGCAAGCCGAGGTTCAGCGGCTGCTCGGAGCGCTCGCGCTCTCGGCGCTTGCGCCCCGTGGCAATCGCCGCGCGCAGGTCGTCGGCCGTCACGCCGCGGCCGTGCCAGCCCGCCAATCGTGCGTCATCGGCGGCAAAGCCCACGCCCGACGAGCGGAGGATTTCGACGAAAGCGGCGGCGGCGATCGGCGGTTCTTCCCCCTCTCCCTGTGCTGTGCCGCCGCCGCTTGCTGTGTTTACATCTCCCTCTCCCTCTCTCTTGCGATCGGGGGGCGAATCGGGGGGCGATTGCGTTGGTGATCGGGGGGCGATCGGATCGGGATCGCGACGCGAATCGGATACGATCTCCCGGACCTGCTTTTTTCTCAGCCATTCAGATTGCGGGGCGATCGCTTTCAGGAGGTTCGCGGCCTCGACGATCTGCGCACGCACTGCCACCGTGTCGACCTCGATACCCCAGCGCTTCGCGTTGCCCGTGGTGCCGGACAAGCTGCTGGTCAGCTTCGAGACCCACGCTTCGAGCACCTTCTCGGCGACGACCGGGTGATAGAGACGGCCGTCGGCACACTTCACCCATCCGCGCAGCGCGTGTTCCTTCACACGCTTCCAGTTCTTCGACTGGGACAGATGGCCGAGCATGCGGTCGTCGGCCGGCAGGCTCGCGGCCGGGATCTGATGCCAGCTTTCGAGCCACAACGTGATCGCGGCCGCGCGCTCGTCACCGCTGCCGAGGATCCACGTCTCGGACGTCAGCAGACGCTTCACCTCGAGCGGCATGAACGGGAAATCGCGGAGGTTGCAGTCCGCTGGGGTGAGAGGATTCGGGAGTTGATTCATTCGCACAATCCGTACGCCGAAGCGCATGCGGTCGCCGGCTCGGCGTCCGCGAGTAGGTCGTATTGGCGGCCGCCGCGCGTCGTTTTCGACCACTCGACGACCTGATGCACTGTTGTGGCTTGGCCCGAATGCCCCGTTGTACCCATGTGGAAGAATGAGACGGGGCTCAAGGGTCGACACACCTCCGAAACGAGGCTCTCCCACGCGGCGATGCGCTCGACGTGCTCGGGAAAGCGGCGCGCGATCTCGCGCAATTCGAGCTTCCCCGCGTTGATGCAGGGCATGCACCCGACGCGCGTCATGCCTTCGCGGTAAAGCGGGTTCGCGGTGATGCCAGCAGCCGCGTGAGCATCGAACACGTCGGCAACGTTCCAGCGCAGAATCGGACGGAACACGGCGTAATGCCCCCCGCGCCATTCGTAATGCGGGAGCCACCGGCGCGCCTCACTCTCGTCCGCGCGAACGCCCTGCCATGACTCGACGAAATACCCCGCGTCGATCTGATGCAGCGCGTATTCCGTCAACGGATTCCGCTTCAGGTATTCGGTGCAGAACTGGCGCTTGCGCGATGGGAAACCGCCTCGAACCATGCACAGGTCAAGGAACGGGTTTCCGGTCGGGTGCAGCAGGTCTAGCGCACGAGCGGCCGCCTCGGGCGTCCAGGCGTACATGAACTCGCGCTTTCCGTAGACTGCCGATTCCGGCTCGCCGGCCGCGATCCGCGCGAGGTTCGCGCGCTTCGTCGCGAACTCGTCTGCGAAGTCGGCGCGCACCACGTCGACGGTAATGCCGAGCGCGCGCGGCAGGTATTCAAGCGCGTATTCGTACGTCGACTCGTGCTCGTTGCCGGTGTCGGCGAACGCGGCGCGGACGTTCTCGCGGCCGTGCAGCTCGAGCGCGACGAGCAGTGTCGCGGTGCTGTCCTTCCCGCCCGACAGCGAGACGACGTGAAGGGTCGGCCGGTCCGTCACGACACCTCCAGCACGAGGCCGGGCTGGCGCAGGCGATCGCGCTGCAGTTGCTCGTAGTCGGGGTTCAGCTCGCAGCCGAGGAAGCGACGGCCGAGCCGCTGCGCGACCTGGCCCGTCGTGCCGCTGCCGAAGAACGGGTCGAACACGACGTCGCCCGGACGGCTGCCGGCGAGCACGCAGGGCTCGACGAGCGCCTCGGGGAAGGTCGCGAAATGCGCGGCCGCGTAGGGCTGCGTCGCGATCGTCCAGACGCTGCGCCGATTGCGCGTGCCGAGATCGGATGGATTTGCGGCACGCTCTCGTTCCGCGTATGCGACGAGCCCCGCTTTCGTCCGGTGCTTCTCGTCGGACGATGATGCCGCCGTGCCCTTGTGTGACTTGTTGCCGGGTACCTTACGTTTCCCGAGAGTTCCGTTATCGGCTGCCCCGCCGACGTAGCAACCGCCTCGGAAGATCGCGCTGTCTTCGTCCTGCGCACGCGGCTCGCGCATCGCATCGGTGTCGAAGTAGTACCGATCGCTCTTGCTGAGCAGGAACAGGTATTCGTGCGCCTTCGTGCAGCGGTCACGCACGCTCTCCGGCATGGGGTTCGGCTTGTGCCAGATGATGTCCTGCCGCAGATACCAGCCGGCGTCCTGAAGCGCGAACGCGAGGCGCCACGGCTGGCCGGCGAGATCCTTCGGCTTCAGCCCTGCAATGCGCACGTCGGAGCGCGGTACCGGCGCATCATCGCGGCGGCGGCTGGCCGTCATCGCGCGCGCCTCGGTGGACGCCGGTGACGGGCCCCACGGCGCGCCGCGCGACCCCGCGTAGCTGTCGCCCATGTTCAGCCAGAGCGTGCCGTCGTCGGCGAGCAGCTCGCGCGCCAGATCGAACACGCCGACCAGCGTGTCGATGAACTCGCGCAGCGTCGGCTCCTGCCCGATCTCGCGCGCCTTGTCCGGGTGGCCGTCGGGCAGATACGAACGCAGGCCCCAGTACGGCGGCGACGTCACGATCGTCTGCACGCGCACGCCGTCGGCGATCATCGCGCGCATCAGGTCGCGGCAGTCGCCGCGGTGGGAACGGTCGAGCCAGTTCACGCCACCTCCCGCGCGATGTGTGGCAGCGGCTCGGCGGCCGATTCGATCGCAACCTGGATGCGCTCCAGCTGCTGACGGAGTCTCTTGACCTCAAGATCGACGCTGACCCGGCGCGCGGCCTGTTTGCAGGCGCTGGCGATCTCCCATGCGCCGGCGCTCGCCGGCAGCCCAAGCGCACGCGCGAGCTCGCCGCGCGTGCTGTCGATTTGCATCGCGTCGCGCTCCGCATGCTCCTTCGCCCGATCGAGGATCAGCCGGCGCTCCTTTTCCGCCTCTTCGGCCAGGTTCTCAAGCCGCTCGGTGGCGACCTTCAGTCGGCGTTCCGCATGCAGCTGGTCCCGCACGGCATCCGCGACAATGTCGCCGAAGCGCGCGCGCAGCTTCTTCTCGAGCGTCCATTCGTTGCAGAGTCCGGCCCGCAGCTGCTCGCGGCCCTGATCCGCGAGCCGGGCCATGCCGTCGATGATCAGCTTGATCCACGCGTCGCGCGGCAGGTTCTCCATGTTCTTCAGCGTCGGGCCCTTCAACGAGCGCCAGCCGTCCGGGCCGCGTACGATCAGCCCGCAACCGGCCGGAACGTCCTCTTTCTTCAGCAGGCCGGCCGGCGCGGCGAAGATCACGCCGGCGGCGAAGCGCAGGTATGACGTCCATTTGCCGGCCGTCACGTCACGCCGGAAATCGGCGACGCTGATCTTGCATTCGTAGGCGACCGGTTGAAACCGTGCGAAGGAGCACGGCACCGTGTAGACGTCAGGCCGCGGCGAGCCGGCCGGCCCGAGCTGCATGTCGGTCCATACGAGGCGATCGGATGCGCCGCGAAGATGCGCGGCGAGATCCTTGGCGAGGTCATCGTGGGCCCAGGTCATGCCGCCTCCAACGCCAATTCAGCGGATGTCGGGCGAATCCCTGCCTCCCAATCGAAAACGCTGTACCAACGCGGGCAGTCGTTCGCCGCAGCCCAGCCGCGCCCCCACTGCCGCGCGAAGTTTGCGAGCGGGCCGCGCAGCGGGTTCTCATGGAACGGGACGCCGGCGCGCGCGGCGCGCCAGCCTGCGCGGAACGCCGCGCGCTCGAACAGTTGGGTCAGCACGAGCCGCCCTCCTTCTTGTTGCTGTCGATCGGCGCCGCCTCCGGCCGCATGCGCTCGAGCATCCAGAGCTGGTCGGCCCGGAACGCGAGGTAGTCCTGCGGTGGATCGCGGAAGATGAAAAGGTGCTTTTCCTCGATGAGGCCGAGGTAGGTCATGGGGCGCCCGAGCTTGCGGGCGAAGTGCTTGCCGACGTCGCGGTGGCTGAGCGTCAACGTCATGCCGCCGCCTGCCGTTGGCCGAATGCCTGCTGAACGAACTCGCCGATCGCCTGCTGGCTGAGCCGCCGGTATTCCTCGATCGCCTTGCGCTCCTGGATCGCGAGCCACTGCCGCGGGTAATCGCAGCCGGTGAACATGCAGAACAGGTGCAGCTTCGTCGCCGGAAACGGCCGGCGGCCGGCAACCAGGTCGCCAAAGTGCGGATAGTGAATGTCGCAGTTGCGCGCGAGCGTCTTGCGATCGAAGCGTCGCAGCCCGAGCTCGAGCGCGTGCGCGAGGCAATCCTCGAAGCTCATCGCTTCGATCTCCCCGTCCGGCAGCGTTGCGGCCTGCACCCACGGCGCGAACATCCTGAATTCGGTCTGGTTCATACGCAAAATCAATCGTTACCCAGTTGATTACCCACTTGCTTACCCAGTTGGCGCCGGGGCGAAATAAAGGCCAGGACAACACCTGGCCAGCTATCAACGAATGCAAACCATTGCGATCAGTCGACGCCTGCGCGAAGCACGTCGCGCTGCCCTCCTTCTGACATGCACGCGTCCAAGCGCCCCGTCGAGGCAGCTACCGCGGGATCAGGCCAGATCAGATGCCAATCGGTGGGGCGAAAGTCCCTGTACGGGATGCCGACGGCATTCCCCACGAGGACGCAGTTCTCGGGTCTCATTGCATTGGGGGAATGCAGCCACTTGTGGATGTGCGGCTGCTTTTTGCCGATCAGGCGGGCAAGTGCGGACTGCGACCCAGCTTTTTGGATCGCTGCCTGCAGAGCCGGCACGGAGCAATTGGTCGGTTTCATGCGGCAATACTATAACCAAAGTTATTCATCCGCAAGAACTTTGGTTATTTGCCCGGCTACAACCAAGGTTATACGATGCCCGCTATGGAAAATCCTGAATTCGGGCGCCGGGCAAAGGAGCGTCGCGAGGCACTGGGCCTGTCCCAGAAGCACATCGCGGAACTTGTCGGCGTATCGCAGCCGGCGATAGCCAAGGTTGAACGAGGCGGCAGCACCACGACCACGAATGGGTTCGCGCTCGCGCGCGCACTGCAAACCACACTGGAGTGGCTCGAATTCGGCGACGCAGCCCAACCGGTTCCGCCGGGCTACGATCGGCTCGACGAGATCGGCCGCGCCAAAGTCGAGGCGTACATCAGTGGGCTACTAGCCCAGTCAGCTCCCCGCCTTTCGTCAAGTCAGGACGAAGACAGGCCGCCTGGCGACTGAGTCGCAGCGCGACTTCAGGGAGCGGTTCCAGCGACGCATCCCAGAACGAAAACTCTCGAGTCACGACCGGTCGCTTCATCCGCTCCGTGAAACCAAACGCGGGTTTCTCGAGCAGCACATCCCATCGACCATCCGACCGCAGCCGCTGAATCGCCACGATCGTGCCGACCAGCGCCGGGTTCCTGCTTGCCACCACCCTTGCCAAGTCCCCAGGCCTGCAGCGCAGGCTCGTCTTCGATTCTTCTTTCACTGGCCGCCCTCGTCTTCTGTTTGCCACGATACTGTATGCATGTACAGCAGTTTAGCGCCAGTTCCCGAATACTTTCAACTGCTGTCAGCAGGCGCTTAACAAACCGCCATAGAGCAGCCTGTTACAAATTTTCGTCGCTCACAATAACTTTGGTTGTTGACACACCGATAACCTTAGTTATAATTCTTCTCAACGCGACACCGACGCCGCGCCACCGCCCCGAGCGGATCGCTCTCTAACAATCGAAGGTAAGCCGGGACCGCACTTGCGGAGCAACCGGCCGGCGCGATCAGCGTCGTGAGTCAGGACGGACGCTGCGGAAGACCGCAGCGGCATGCAATACCCGAGTGAACCTGACACAAGACAGCCAGCAACACGTGACCGATGGCGTCGTAATCGGCACAAACCTCGCGCGGCCCGGAGCCGGCACGGCCGGGAGTAGTCGGGCGCGCGAGTAATGCAGTTCTGACCGGTGGCGGTTCTTCTTCTGAGGCGTCACCAGTGAGAGCTGCGCATGTACCGCCGCAATTCAAGACGGACATTTGATTAGCAATCCTACTTTCAACGGAGGGCGCGATGCACACTCCTCGACCTCATCACCACAACGTCCGCGCACTGCCCGCGCTGGTCGACCGACGCGCCGAGCAGCTGCAGGCCGCGGCCGAAGACGCCGCGTTAGCGCGCGACGAGCGCAACGAAGCGATCGCCGAGCACGTCACGTTCGACGTGCTGCCGTTCTCGACCGAACAGATCGCCGTACTCGACGCGGCACTGCGCCGCGGTCGGATCGAGGACGTGTACGAGGTCTGGAACATCTGCCAAGACGTTCTGAAAGCGGAAATTGCGCGGCGTATCACGGCCGCCGATCTCGCCGGCGCCGTGCCGAGTTTCGCCAACGTCTACTGCTCGGGATGCGGCCAGAAGTTCGGCCCGGCCAACGCCGGGTTCTCCAGCTGCACCGATCACGCCGGGCGTCGCGCGCTCGACGACTGAGCAACCGCGCCGGCTTCGGCTGGCGATCACACCACACTGAGAGACCACATGAACGAGATCAACGGCGGTGGCCCGGCGTTTCCGGAAGTTCCCGGCGACTGCAACGGATACGAAGGCCAACCCGGCATGAAGCTGCGCGACTACTTTGCGGCGAAGGCAATCGCCGGCTTGCTCGCCGACCCGAACGTGAAGCTGGGCGAGGATCGAACCGACAAAGTTGCCGTTCTCGCGTACAGCGTGGCCGACGCCATGCTCCGCGCTCGAGGCAAAGCATGAACGAGATCAAGCACACGCTCGGTCAGGCGTGGCTGCAGCGCGCGAAGGAGCTCGCGCAGGAGCGGGCCGACTCGAGCTTCGCGTATGGCGAGCTGCCCCCGGATGTCGACGACAGTGCGTCGGCCGATGCCTATGCGCGCTCGCTCGCGGCCGACCGCTCTCTCGACGCACACCTTCAACCGATGGCGCACCTGATCGACGCACTGCACCTGGTCGCGTCCAAGACCGTGCTCACGTCAGGCATCCGCGCCGTTGTCGATGACGCGCTGGCGAAGGCAGGCTTCGCCGCACCCATGCCAGCGTCCTATCCCGTTCGCCACATCACCATCGCCGGAGTCGACCGATGAGCAATCTCAAATCCCCCACGCAATGCGGCGACCTCGCTGAAAAGCTGATCGCCGACTACGTGCGTGAATCCGGTGCGTATGGCAATCCGAACGCGCTCGCGAACGTGATGGAAATGCTGATCAGCAAGGCGGCGCTCGGCATCGCGATGGTCGGCGGCGAGGCGATCGCGCAGCAGATCCTCGACCGTACGAAGCACAACGTCGCGACTTTCGCCGAGCGGACGCTGCGGAGGAACCACTGATGCGCTCGCCCCTCAACAGCCTGCAGCCTGTATTTCGCGAATACAGGCAATCGCCTGTATCGCGCCTGCGCTACGTAATCGAAGGCTCGGCATGGGCAGTCGCATACGGCGCCGCGATCGGCGCGCTCTGGTTCGGCGCTGATCTGGCCGGCCCGTATCTGCGGAGCCTCGGATGAAGTCCTTTCTGCGCAAGGTCGGCGAGCTGGTCGGCCTGTGGTTCGTCGTCGCGACGATCCTGTTCGTCTTCGTCTGGCTTGTCGTGCCGACGCTGATCAGTGCGCCAGACGACGCGCCTGTCATCGCTCCCACGAGGCCATCATGAGCCGCTTCACCGATCACGCCGACCTCTTCGAGCGCCGGCATCCGCGCGCCGCACGTGCACTCGTTCTCGCGACCTTCATCGCAGTTGCAGTTATCGCGATCGCGATCGACTACACCTGCAAGCGCTTCGGAATCCTCTAAGCGCCGCCGTCGCACCCATCGACGCAACGTTGTCCGCCACATGCCGCGCCGTTCGATGCGCGTCTCTCGTCGTTCTATCTGGAGTTCCAAGACATGAAAACCATCGACACCCAACCGGTCGAGTCGTCGCAGATCCATAGCATCGGCTACGACGCCGAATCCGAAACGCTTGCGGTCCGCTTCAAGGATCGCAAGACGAATGCGCCGACGTCGCTGTACCACTACACCGGCTTCACGCAGGCGAACTTCGATGCGCTCAAGGGCGCCGACTCGCTCGGCTCGCACTTCTACAAGCACATCAAGCCGTTCCCCGACCGCTTCCCGTACGTGTGCATCGAGAAGATGCCGGTACCGGCCGCCGACGTCGACGCCGAAATCGCAGGTGCGGCATGACCCCCTCGGTCTACACCGTGCGGGCGTCGAGCTGGGGCGCACTTTTCGAGTGCGCCTACCGGTGGGAGGCAACCCACCTCCTGAAGATGCGGAACGTCGTTGGTCTGCGCGCCGCGCTCGGTACCGCGATCCACGCCGGCACGGCTGCCTATGACCAGAGCATGCTTGACGGCTCCGGCCTGACCGTCGACGACGCGGCCGGAGCATTCGTCGACAAGCTGCACGACCCGTCGAACGAGTACAACCCGGCGAGCGACGATCTCAACCTGAAGGAAGCCGAGCGCATCGGTATCTCGCTCACGACGAAGTACTGCCTCGAAATCACGCCGCGGTACAACTTCGTCGCGGTCGAGATGGAAACGAAGCCGCTCGACATCGACTGCGGCGGTGGGATCGTGGTCCGCCTCACCGGCACGATGGACCGCGCACGTGTCCGTCGCACGGCGCTCGGCCCGGGCATCGCCGACCTGAAGAGCGGATCGAAGGCCGTCGCGCAGGGCGTCGCTGTCACGAAGGGCCACGGCCCGCAGATCGGGACATACGAGCTGTTGTACGAGCACACGACGGGCGAGCAGATCGGCGACACCGCCGAGATCATCGGCCTGAAAACGAAGGGTACGCCTGAGGTCGCGACCGCACCGGTCAAGAACGCCAAGCGCGTGATGCTTGGCACCGAGGAAACGCCGGGGCTGATCCAGTTTGCCGCCGACATGTTCCGCTCTGGTCGCTTCTACCCCAACCCGAAATCGCTGTTGTGCGACAAGAAGTACTGCCCGCGCTACGGCACCTGCCAATTCCACGAATAACCGAGATATCCATGTCCACGCCTACCACTCTCGAATCCGTCCGCTCGCCGCTGCCGCGCGAGGCCAACATGCCCGCCGTGGCTCCCGGCTTCGGCTCGCTGCAGTCGTTCGAGCTGATGCAGCGCGCTGCGAACCTTCTTGCGTCGTCGACGCTCGTGCCTGCCGCGTATCGCAAGGTCATCGAAAAGCTCGACAAGTACGGCAACGTGAAGGAATCGCGTGAGAACCCGAACGCGCTCGCGAACGCCGTCGTTGCGCTGAATATGGCGCAGCGCATGGGCGCCGATCCGCTGATGGTGATGCAGAACCTGTACATCGTCGAGGGCCGGCCGTCCTGGTCGTCGCAGTGGATCATCGCCGCGGTGAACGGCTGCGGCCGCTTCTCGCCCCTGCGCTTCGACATCAAGGTGCTCGGCGACAAGACAGTCGAACGCGTCGAAACGGTCTGGGAGAACGGCAACCGCAGCACGGTCACGAAGCGCGTGCCGATCGTCGACAAGGTCTGCGTGGCGTGGGCCATCGAGAAAGAGACCGGCGAGCGGATCGACTCGCCTGCCGTGTCGATCGAGATGGCCGTCAAGGAAGGCTGGTACACGAAGAACGGCAGCAAGTGGCAGACGATGGACGAGGTCATGCTGCGCTATCGCACCGCGTCGTTCTTCGGGAAGCTGTACGCGCCCGAGCTGCTAATGGGCCTGACGAGCGTCGAGGAAGTGGCGGACATCGTCGACGTGCACGAAGACGGCAGTTACTCGGTTAACCGCTCGACGCTCGACGAGCTGCGCGCCGGACGCGCGCAGCCGGCCGAGGAAGTCTCGCGCGCCACGCCGGCGCAAACCGGCCCCGCCACCGAATCGCACGAAAACGCCGCGCCGCCGTCGGACGCGCACGCAGACCCCGTCGACGACCAGGGCGAACCGGGCGATGACGATGACGGCGGCCAAGGCGGTTTCGACTTCGACGTCGCCGGCCTCGTGCGCGGCATCCGCGAGGACATCGAGTCCGCCAAGTCGCCCGAAGACCTCGACCTCGCCCGCAGCGCGATCAGCGGCGTGCCGGACGAAACCGCCAAGGCCGAACTGAACGCCCTCGCCTCCGCACGCATGCGCGCCATCACGGCGGCAGCCGAACAGGCGGCCGCTGGCAAGGCATCTTCCCAAACGACCGCGCCGGCCGGCCGTCGGCCGCGCGGCCCGATCAACGCCGACTAACGCGCGCCTTCCGCCGCCAAGGATTTCGACATGACCGACAAGAACGTCCTCCAGATGACCGCCGACAGCATCGGCAAAGACCTGCTTTCCGCGCTGGTGACCGAAATGAAGCTGATGCCCGACATCTGGGTGAAGCTGTCCGAGAAGAAGCAAAACGACGTCATCGACCGGCTGCGTGCGCGCGTCGAGCACAACGTGAAGATGGCGACGCATCTGATCGCGAGCGATGGCCGCATCGTCGTCCAGGGTGACCTCGACCAGATCACGATCAAAGACGGCGTCAAGGCGGTCGTGAAATTCGGCGGTTCTCAGCCGAACCTGCACGAGCTCTACGAAGCAAGCGGGAAAACCGTTCTGGTCGTCGTCGCAAACCCGGGCGAGCACACCGGCGGCATGGACGAGATCCGCGGCGAATCGGATCAGCGCGGTTTCGACCTCGGCCGCGAGTACACGGACGGCGATGGCGATGGCATGGACGGCGACAAATCCGACGGTGACGTCGTCGACGCCGAGTTCCGCGAGGTGCCGAAGCTCGGCGACGGTCCGACGCAAGCGCAGATCGACGAACAGCATCATGCCGGCCGGCAGGCGGCCGCCGAAGGCAAGCCCGAAAGCGAATGCCCCGTGATGGCTGGCGAACTGTGCATCGCATGGGTGAAGGGCTGGAAGGAGTGGCACGAGCAACAGGCCGCCGCCGGCGACGAGGATCCGCTGTACCCCCAAGTCGAAGCGTTCGTGATCGAGCAGCAGAAAGTGACGATCTCGAGCGTGCAGCGTCAGTTCAAGATCGGCTACAACCGCGCCGCACGGCTGGTCGAGCTGCTCGAAGCGAAGGGCATCGTGAGTGCGATGGATTCGGACGGCGGCCGCACGGTGCTGCGGCCGCGCAGGCAGCAGGGAGAGGAATCGTGAAAATCACCGACATCTACGTAGCGAACGTTCTCGGAATCCGCACGGCGGACCTCCGGCTCGCAAAGCCGGTCGCCCTCTTCACCGGCCCGAACGGCGCCGGCAAGAGCAGCCTGCAGGAAGCCGTGCGCATGGCGCTCACCGGCGACACCGTGCGCGTCGCGCTGAAGAAGGAATATGGCTCGCTCGTCACCGAAGGAGCCGACGCCGGCCAGATCGTGGTCGCGTGCGGCGAGCAGGCAAACAGCGTCACGCTGCCGTCCGGCAAGCTGAAGCGCGAGCTCGTCGAGGATCCGCGCTTGCCGCTGGTGCTCGACGCGCAGCGGTTCGCGCACCTCGGCGCGGCCGAGCGCCGGGCGTTTCTGTACGACCTGATGGGCGTGAAGATCGGCGTCGAGGAAATGCGCGCTCGGCTGCTGGGCAAGCTCGGGTTCCGCGCCGACGCGGTGCCGGCACCGGCCGCCGCGCGGCTCGCAGCCATCACGCCGATGTTGCGTGCCGGCTTTGAGGCAGCGCAGAAGGAAGCGGCCGACCGCGCGCGCGGCGCGAAGCAGTCGTGGCGCAACGCGACCGGCGAGACGTACGGCAGCCAGAAGGGTGCGACGTGGCGGCCGGCGGCGGTCGAGTTCGACGAGGCAGCATTGCGGAAGCTCACGGGCGATCGCGCGACGCTCGACGACCGGATCGGCGAACTGCAGCAGCAGATCGGCGCGGCTGACGCGGCGGACACCGCGGCACGTGCGCGCGCAACGAAAATCGCCGACCTGCGCACGCGCGCCGCCGGTTACGCGAAGGCGGTCGAGCTCGCGCAGCTCGCCGACGAGCAGGTCGCCGAATTTCTGCCCAAGGTCGAAGCGCTTCGTGTGCGAGCCGGCGCGGCGCCGGCCGGCACCGAGTGCAGCTGCCCTGAATGCGGCGCGCTCCTGCGCTACCTCAACGGCGTTCTGTCCGCGGCGGCCGCAGCCGGCGCGCGCGACGCTGACGCGGCCGCGAAGCTGCCCGAGTACGAGCAGGGCCTGAAGACGCTGCAAAACGCGGCCGCGAACCGCAAACGCGACGTCGAAGCGGCCGATGCGGCTGCGACGCAGCTGCGGGCGCTCGAGGACGACGCGGAGGACAGCGGCGCGGCCGCCGCGCGCGAGAGCGGCGACGCCGCGCGCTCCGAACTGGCCGACCTTCAACGCAGCCGAAAGCAGCTCGACACCGACATCGCGACGCTCCGCGAAATCGAACGGCGCGCCGCCGGCGCCGCCGATCTGACGAAGCAGGCTGCGGCGCTGCACGAGGACGTTGCCGCCTACGAGGCGATCGCCGACGCGCTCGCGCCGAATGGCATCCCGGCCGACCTGCTCAGCGAAGCGCTCACACCGATGAACGAGCGCCTCGTAGCGCTCGCAGAGATGTCCGAATGGGCCGACGTGACGATCACGCCGGAGATGGAAATCTTCGCCGACGGGCGCGCCTATGCCCTGCTGTCCGAATCCGAGCGCTGGCGCGTCGACGCGCACATCGCCGCGGCGATCAGCCACTTCTCGGGCCTGAAGCTCCTCGTGCTCGATCGCGCCGACGTCCTGGTCGGCCCGGAGCGCGACCGACTGCTCTACTGGCTCGACGACCTGGCCTACACCGAACAGATCGACACGGCGCTCGTGTTCATGAGCCTGAAGACGCCGCCCGGCGGCCTGCCCGAAGCCATCGAAGCATTCTGGGTCGAGGACGGTCAGGTCGCGCCGGCCGCGCAGCACGCAATCAGGGAGGCAGCGTGAGAGAGGACATCGAGAAGTATCTCGCCGCGACATCGGAAGCCACGGCGAAGGCCGTGGCGATCGGAACCGGGCTCCCGCATCTCGACGTGACGAAGGAGCTGAACCGGATGCTCGGCGAGGCGATCGTCGAGCGCGAAAAGCGGGCCGGCGGCGGCAACGAATATGTGTACTGGCTCGCGCGCGCAGCGCAGCCGACCACGCCAGCCGCGCCGACCAGCGACACAGCACCGGACGATGCCGCTCCAACGCTGGTGTCGGTCGGCCTCGTCGAGAAGTCGCTGGATCCGAACGCCCGCGTCATCGACGTCGCGCAGATCATCGAAGGCCTGCGCGCCGACGTTGAGCGCCTCACCGCCGAGCGCGACGCCGCGCAGCTGAAGGCGGACACGTGGCGCGCGAACGCCGCGGCGCTCGAGGCGCGCATCGACGAACTCACGAACGACAGTTCGGCGAGCGTCAAGATCGTGCGCGATCTGCTCGACGTCATTGAGCCGCAGCAGGACGGCGATCTGCTGCGCCCGATCGCCCGCTGGGTCTACAACGCGGTGCGCGTGAACCTCGACCTGCTGCACGGGATCTGCAGCGAGTTCGGTTGCCCGCAGGGCGAAGACGTCGCGACGTGGCTGCGCGCGCGGCTTGCTGGTGTGCCTGCGCCGTGCATGTGCAGCGGCGCAGGCCCGTGCGAAAAGCGCACGGACGACTCCTGCCGGCGGGACCGCGCCGCCGCACTCGCGCCGGCGGCGGAACCGGTGCCGCGCAAGACTGGTTACGTGCTCGTTCCGGTCGAGCCGACACAAGCGATGCTCGATCGTGGCTACTGGCCATGCACGCAAGGACGCGGCGCCAAATCCGTTTGGGGGGAAATGCTTCGTGCAATTCCGGCCGCCCCGCAGCCTCCCGCACCGGCAGCTGCTCGGGAGAGACTGACGGAAAGCGACGTTTTCACGCTGATCGGACACGCAGGGTTGCTGCGCGGCTGCGGCGAGACTGACATGCCGGCGTGGTGTCTCGGGCTCGCACACCGGATCGCAGTCGGGATCGACGCATCGCTCGCACTACGCGTGGAAGCGCTCAAGGAACAAGACGCCGCGCATCCGGCCCAGCCTGAGCCGCGCGCATCGTCGGGCGTAATCTCCGCCGCGCTCGCCGTCATCGAGGCGGACCGCGCTCAGGCACTCACTACCGACCACATCGACGCGCTCGACAACTCCATCAAGATCCAGCGCGGAGAACTGAACCTGCCGGAGCCGCACGCCGAGGTGACGGACACTGCACGGCTCGACTGGCTTTGCGAGCGCGTCGTCAATGTTCGCCATCCGCTGCTGTACGGTTCACGCGACATGTTCTGGGCCTCTCCGACCGACGACGACAGTGGTCACTCCCCGTCTGACCTACGCGCGCAGATCGACGCCGCCCGAGCAGGAGAAAAGCAATGAGCAAATACGAAAAACTCGACGCGCTGATCGTTGGTGCGATCGACGAATCTCCAAAGTCATTCACGTATCTGCGCGGCTGCCGCGCGCTGATGGCTGAATGCGAACGACACGCCAAAGTGGCCGGCACCAAGCGATCACGCTACGGCGTCGACGACTGGCGTGTTCTAGAGCGCCGTCTGCAGGCGCTGCGCAAGGCTGGGAAGATCCGCTCGACGTCGAAAGGATGGGTGCGAGCATGAAGATCAGCGACGGCATGTTGACCGAGACGGAGCCGATCGTGTCGCAGTGGATTCGCGAGCGCGGCACGTGCATGGATGGAGCGAGCTATGCGGCGGCGCTGGAACTGGCAGCGTACGTTGCTGCGCGCCTGCGCGAGCTCGGCATCGACCAGTGGCAACCAATCTCGACCGCTCCCACCGATGTTCTCGTAGTCGTTTTCTGGCTCGACGGCGAAGACGAGCAACACCCCGAGCGATACGACTTCGACATGATCGAGGATGACTGCTGGACGGTGTGGACCAGTCACTACGAGTGGGCCCACTCGGTTGCACCGGCCGGCAGCCGACTGCCGCCCGAACAGCCGCCGTACACGCACTGGAAACCGCTGGGTACGCCGGTCCGCGCTGCCGAACGTGTTGAGTCAGACGGTCCGACGAGCCACGCAATCAGCGGTTAATGGCCGCCGTCCGGCTTTTCAAGCAGCTCGAAGAGCTGCTCGATCGTTGCATTCGGCATGCACTCGTTAAGCGCGCCGAACACGATTTTGTCGTACAGCACCTGTCCCTCTTGTGAGTCCACCGCGACGCCGTTCGCGGCCGCCAGCGCCTCGACTAGTTTGGTAGCTGCTTCCAGGACTTCGTGGGCTTCCGCCTTGGTGATTGTCGTCTTCATCCCCCAGTTATCGACAACCCCATCTCGAACTTGAGTTCGCTGAGTAACAGCGGCTCGACCATCTGCAAGGATCCGGAGAAATCGAAGCATGTCGACGTCGACACACAACCTGTGGACGACCGGCGAGGCGCGCCTGCTCGCACGCCTCTACCCATCGCCTATCCCATCCAAGGCTCTGTACGCCGCGTTTCCGCGGCATTCGCGTAAGTCAGTCCAGACCTTCGCCACCAGGGTGCTCAAGCTCAAGCGGGCGCAACGCGATTACAAGTCGCACGCGACGCCTGCATGGGACAGGATGCGCGCCATCCTCGAGCGTGAGCAACTGTCCGTTCGCGATCTGGTGACGCGTTGCGGCGTATCGCAGCAGCGCGTCAGCGAGCTGCTGACGATTCACCGGGCCGAAGTGCATATCGTCGAGTGGATCCCGCCCGTCGGCCGAGCCCAGTGGCGGCCGGTGTGGGCAGTCGGCACAGGGCCGGACGTACCGTGCCCGGCCGCCATCAAAACTGCAGCTGCTCGCGCGGCGCGCGACGCCATGAAGCGCAATCCGTTCCTCGCCGCGGCCGGCCTTGTGACGATCCCGGCCGGCGAGCGCGGCCGCGTGTTTCAGCAGCCCATGGACAACAACGACGAGGAGCTTGCCGCATGAGCGAGAACACAAAAATCGAGTGGTGCGACCACACTTTCAACCCGTGGGAGGGCTGCGCGAAGGTCAGCCCGGGCTGCGACCACTGCTACGCCGAGTCGCGCAACGCGCGCTTCGCCGGCGGCACGGCCGTGAACTGGGGGACCGGCGCGCCGCGTCGCCGCACGTCGGCCGCGAACTGGCGGAAGCCGCTCGCGTGGGAAGCTGCACATGCTGAGTTCTTCGCCGCACACGGCCGGCGCCAGCGCGTGTTCTGCGCGTCGCTCGCCGACGTGTTCGATAACGCCGTTCCGGATGCGTGGCGCGCCGACCTGTTCGATCTGATCTGGAACACCCCGCACCTCGACTGGTTGCTGCTGACGAAACGCATCGGCAATGCCGGACCGATGATCGCCCGTGCACTCGAGCTCGCTGGCCGCCGCGTCAACACGCCGTGGCCGTGGGCAAACGTCTGGCTCGGCGCGACGATCGTCGACCAGGCCGAGGCAGATCGCGACATCGAGAAGCTGCTCATGACGCCGGCGCGCCGCCGGTTCCTGTCCATGGAGCCGTTGCTCGGGCCGGTTGATCTTCGAGCCTGGTTCGATCCGACTGGTGTGTGCTGCATGCAGGAAATGCAGTCCTGTGCCGACTGCCCTGCCGACGCGCCATGGATTCATGGGCCCACGACGGAGTACGCGGAGGATGGGACGGGATTTAGCTCACCCGAGATCGACTGGGTGATCGTCGGCGGCGAAAGCGGCCGCGGCGCGCGGCCGATGCATCCAGACTGGGCTCGCTCGTTGCGCGACCAGTGCGCGGCTTACGGCGTGCCGTTCTTGTTCAAACAGCACGGCGAATGGGCACCAGGCTCGGGCGACTTCAGCTCAGGCCGCGTCGAAACGGCCGCGATCTCACTTGACGGGCGCATCGCGGCCGGCGGCTACCGCGTCGACAACTACCCGCGCGGCGCCGCGAGCGGCGATAGCTGGTCTATGGTTCACCGCGCAGGCAAGCGCGCCGCCGGCCGATTGCTCGACGGCCGCACGCATGATGAATTCCCGGAGGCATGATGAAAGAGCGCCCGATCCTTTTCAGCGGCCCGATGGTGCGCGCCATCCTCGAAGGCCGCAAGACGCAGACGCGCCGCGCGATGAAGCACCAGCCGCCCGTCGATGTCACGCCGATCACCGCCGCGCGTTACCACCCGACGATCATCGACCGGCGCGGCGACGAGGCGCCCGGCCCGGAGATCTTCGGCGCATTCAGCGATGACGGCGAATGGGGATGCAAATCGCCGTTCGGCGAGATTGGCGACCGGATGTGGGTGCGCGAAGCGTTCATGCCGGCGCCGTTTGACGCGGCGCCGAAACAGCCGCAAGCCACACGTTGGAACATCGCATATGCCGCAGGAGGTCAATTCGAAGTCATCGCACCGCCGGGATACAACCCCACGCTCTACAACTACCAGCGCTGGACGCCATCGATCCACATGCCGCGCTGGGCGTCGCGCATCACGCTGGAAATCACGCGCGTGCGCGCCGAGCGCCTGCAGAGCATCAGCGAGTCGGACGCGCGCGCCGAAGGCGTGACGATCGAGGACCATCACATGCGCGGTTACTGCGCCGGCGCATACCGGCCGCCCAGCATCCGCGCCTTTCATGACCTGTGGGACAGCCTGAACGCGGCGCGTGGGCATGGCTGGGACACCAATCCCTGGGTCTGGGTCGTTGAATTTCGCAGGATCTCACCATGAGCATCTACCTCACCACGCCAGAGCTGGCCGAGCTGGTGGGCTGCAAGCCGCGCAGCCACGCCTGCATGAAACGCTGGCTCGAGCGCAATCACTGGCCGTTCGCGGTCAACATCGCCGGCGTGCCGCTCGTCGCGCGCGAGTATTACGAAGCCCGCATGAACGGCACCGCAGCGCCATCATCCGCGCGCCGGCAGCGCGCTGCCGCCTCAGAAGAACCGAACTTCGCCGCACTCTAATCATGATCGGACGACGCAAGCGGCCGGACGGGTTACCCTTCCGGCTCTACGCCCACTACGGGAAACACAAGGTCAGCTTCGGCTACAAGCTGCCGAACGGCCGCTGGGCGTTCCGCCTGTCGGCGCCTGCCCACAACAAGGAAGCGCTCGCCGAGATCCGCAAGCAGGCGATCGAGCGTGCGGAAGCTCTCAACGGGAATGCGATCGAACCTGGCACGGTCGAGGCGCTCGTCGCGCGGTACTTCGAATGGCAGGACGGATTACCGCACACCGACGAGCGCCGCAAGGCGCAGTCCACCCTGGACGAGAACCGCGTCGAGTCGAAGCGCTTGGTCAAGGTCTTCGGGAAGATGGCGCCGGCCGCGATCAAGCCGAAGCACGTCTATGGCTACCTCGACAAACGTGCGCAGCTCGGCGCGCCGGCGAAGGCGAACAAGGAAATCGCCCTCCTGTCCGCGATCCTCGAATACGGCCGGCGCCGCGGCGACCTCGAAACGAACCCGTGCCGCGGCATCGAGTACAACCCGACCCGGCCGCGCCAGCGCTACGTGCGTCAGGACGAGATCGATCTCGCGGTCGAAGTCGCGCGCTCGCGCCGCAGCGTCGGCGATCAGCATCCCAGCTCCGCATACTTGATTCTGGCGCTCTGCGTGCAGGCGGCATACCTCACCGTCAGCCGGCCGACCGAGATGCGCGAGCTGCACCGCCAGAGCATCAGGCCGGAAGGCGTCGAGGTGCCGATCGGGAAGCGCAAGGCCGGCGAGCAGCAGCGCGTAAAACTCGTGTTGTGGTCGCCCGAGCTGAAGGCCGTGATCGACGAGGCGCTCGCGCTGCAGCGCACATCGAGCGTCCACGTGTTCGGCAACACCGCCGGCCAGGTGTACACGCGCAGCGGCTGGAACACGAACTGGTCCCGGCTGATGGGCTATTGCGAGAAGGAAGCGCAGGCGCGCTGCGTGCCGTTCGAACGGTTCGCGCTGCGTGACATGCGGCCGGCCGCCGTGACCGATCGCCAGGAGGAAGGCGACGACCGGATTATCGATGCGACTGGCCATGCGGACGAACGGATGGTACGAAAGACATACGATCGCCGCAGACAACGAAAAGTGCGTGCGACACGCTGACGCGAGCGAGACCAAGCCGTCGGGCGCGACAGATAAGTCCGGCTCAATCTGGGCTCGTAAGCGGCAGAGTAGCCAACATCGCGCGCTTCACTTCCATCAGATGTGCAGCCGACTCGTAGTCGTCACGTGATCGCAGCGGCGTAGCTCCTCGACGATTAATTAGTATCAGAGGCCCTTTCGATACGAGCCTCAACTCGTCAGCTTTCTCAGGAAGAACCGCAAATAGTTGCCTGCGATTACGTAAGCAAAACTCCGCCTGCGTCATGGTTCCGCTTCGCTCCTCTCCTTCGACGATGATAGATCCAGCGGACAGCCCAATCTGAATCCGATTGCGTTGCACGAACTGCTCTGGCAGCGCGGGAACGTTGATGGGATGCTCAGAAACCCATGCACCACCATTCGCCAAAATATCGTTTGCCAGATGCGCATTCGCTTTCGGCGTCGCATGGTGCAATCCGTGTGCAAGCACTGCGATTGTCGCACCCGATACTCCGAGAGCGCCCCGGTGCGCAGCCGCATCGATTCCTAATGCAAGGCCACTCACAATCGTCCAATGCCGCTCAGCAAAATAACCTGCTATACGCTCCGCTATCCGCAGACCGTTTGGCGACGCCTTGCGCGTACCTACGACCGAAACGCCGGGTTTCGCAGAAAGCAGCTCTATATTCCCTTTCGAATAAATCACAGGCGGTGCATCTTCGATGAGCTTCAGATGAACAGGGTAGTGATCCGATGTCACCGGAACGACGTCGATCCCGGCCTCTACCGTCTCGCTAATGGACTTTCTGCAGGATGCCAACGCTGCCTCGTCACCCACCTTGTCGCGCGACATCCCCTGACTCTCACACCATTCGATGAGGTCCAGTTCGTCGACCATCTGCGCAACTGGAGCCTTCAGGAGCAATGCCGATACCGCGCCAGGGCTCATACGGCAAGCACGAAGAAGGAGCTGTGCGACAACACAAATAGACAGATCAGAATTCGTCATGTTGTCCGCCCAAGTGCGAGAGGCATCACCGTTGCAGCACCCGCTCGGCAAAGAAGATCGGCGCAAGCCACAAGTGAGTTACCTGTCGTAGTGATGTCGTCGAGGAGAAGAATCGTCTTCTGCGCGATCTTTGCGCCTCCATTTCCGATTCGAATAGACGCTTGGTGCACTGCCTGGTTCCGATTGCCCCCAGCTGCGAGCTTCTGGATTGTTGTCGTGCGCTCGAGCACACGCGTTGCGTCGATGAAGTTCGCATTTCTCCGGATCAGATTTGCCGCGATCTTTTCAAGGCCTGCGCCCCACGTCCCCTGCTTGCTGGAGGGAACGATCGCGATGAGGACCTGCAAGTTTGGTGGCGGTACCCCATGTGCCGCAAGGAACGCCTCGACTTCACGACTGAAATGCGTGACAGCGGCGTTGTGGCCACGTTCCGTATCCCTTTTCAGGTCCAACAGCATCCTACAGTTGCCGTCGAACGCAGGGTTGACGACTCGATTGCCTTGTCCGTCGTCAATCCAGTAGTTGTGATACTCAACGAGATTTGCGATCTGCTGCACCTGCGGCACATAGCCCATGTTGGCCCCCAACCCGATTCTTTTTCTGGTTCTGCTCGACGACAAAAAGCCCGCACATGGCGGGCTTTCATTTTGTCTTAATCTTCCAAATTTTGGAATCTCATCTTCCAAAACCTGTAACACGCCAGCTTGTTTCTGCTGCAAGTGCTTGAATTTGTTGGGGTGGCTGATGGGACTCGAACCCACGACAACAGGAATCACAATCCTGGACTCTACCAACTGAGCTACAGCCACCACTGATACTGCTTTGCGTCTTCGCTGTTTCGTTTCGTGTTCAGCAGCGAAGAACAAGATTATACGAACACTTTTCCATCTTGCAAAGCATTTTTTTCAAAATTTTCGATAGCGTCGTTCAGATGCGTGCGCGCCTCGTCGAACACGCTCAGATCGCCGCGCGCGAGCTTCTTGTTGTCCGACAGCACGCGCCGCCAGCCACGTGCGCCCGCGACACCGCGATACAGCCCGAGCGCGTGCCGGACGATCGCGCCGAGATAGGTGCCGCGCTTCAACTCCGCCGCGCAATATTCGATCAGCTTCGCCTCGGCCTCTTCGCGCGTCGGCGCCGGCGCAGTCGATCCGTAAAAGCGCGCATCGCCGCCCGCGAGCACGTACGGGTTGTGATACGCCTCGCGGCCGAGCATCACGCCGTCAACGTGCTCGAGATGCTCCGCCACCTCGTCGAGCGTCTTGATCCCGCCGTTGATCACGATCTCCAGCGCCGGGAAATCGCGCTTCAGCCGATACGCATAGTCGTACTTGAGCGGCGGGATCTCGCGGTTCTCCTTCGGCGACAGCCCTTTCAGGATCGCATTGCGGGCATGCACGATGAACGTGTCGCAGCCTGCCTGCGCAACCGTGCCGACGAAGTCGCGCACAAATGCATAGTCCTCCACTGCGTCGACCCCGATCCGGTGCTTGACCGTCACGGGCACCGACACCGCATCGCGCATCGCCTTCACGCAGTCGGCGACGAGTTGCGGCTCGTTCATCAGGCACGCACCGAATGCGCCGCGCTGCACGCGCTCGGACGGGCACCCGCAATTCAGGTTGATCTCGTCGTAGCCCCACTGCTCGCCGAGCTTCGCGGCGCGGGCGAGATCGTCCGGTTCGCTGCCGCCGAGTTGCAGCGCGACCGGCGATTCGTTCGGCGTGAACGCGAGATGCCGCTGCGCGTCGCCGAACAGCAGCGCGCCCGTCGTGATCATTTCCGTATACAGCCACGTGTCGCGCGTCAGCGTGCGATGGAACGAGCGGCAATGACGATCGGTCCAGTCGAGCATCGGCGCAACGGAAACGCGCCTACCCGTTGATTTCGTTGAAAAATTCTGTTGCATCAAGCATTTACGCCATGTTTAGGCATGTGTGATTCGACGCCGTTTTCGGTGGTTTTTGCCGGTTTTTGCGGCCGAGTGCTACGATGTAGCTCCAATTTTTTCCGCGTAGCACCGGGACACCATGGGCACGATCACCCCCAGAAAACGCAAGGATGGAAGTATAGGCTACACCGCCCAGATCCGCCGAAAGGAGGATGGGAGGGTTGTTTTCACCCAGGCTCAGACGTTCGACCGCGAGGCCGCTGCGCGCGCATGGCTGGATAAGCGGGAGCGCGAGCTGTCGCGCCCCGGCGCGCTCGAGTCAGCGAAGCTGGAAGATCCGCCGCTCGCCGACGTGATCGACCGGTACATCCGGGAATCGAAAAAAGACATGGGGCGCACAAAGGAGCAGGTGCTGCGGACAATCTCTGCCGCCGAGATTGGCGCGATGCGCAGCTCGGCGATCGGGAGCAGTGAATACGTCCAGTTCGCCCAGTCCCTCGATGTAAAGCCTCAGACGGTTGGGAACTATATGTCGCACCTGGCCGCCGTCGTGCGCATCGCGCGGCCAGCATGGGGGTACCCGCTGGATGCGCAAGCGCTTGATGACGCGACAGTGGTCCTGAAAAATCTCGGCGTGACTGGCCGCTCAAGGCAGCGCGACCGGCGCCCTGCCCCCGACGAGCTCAATCGGATCCTCTCCTACTACACCGATATGGAGGCGCGCGAGCGCGCCGAGATCCCAATGCGCGAGATCATCGTTTTCGCGCTTTTCTCGACACGCAGGCAGGAGGAAATCACGACGATCGCCGTCGAGGACTACCAGGGCGACCGGGTGCTGGTCCGCGACATGAAGCACCCGGGGCAGAAAATTGGTAACGACACATGGTGCGACTTGCCGCCGGAGGCAGCACGCATTATTGATGCCGTGAAGCCGGCCAAGGGGCGCATCTTTCCCTATAACCACCGGTCGATCAGCGCGAGCTTCACGCGGGCATGCGAATTCCTCGCGATCGACGACCTGCACTTTCACGACCTGCGGCATGAAGGCGCATCACGCCTATTCGAGATGGGATGGAATATCCCGCACGTAGCTGCGGTCACAGGCCATCGCAGTTGGGCGTCCCTGAAGCGGTACACCCACCTGCGCCACACCGGCGACCGCTGGGCCGGGTGGGAGTGGCTGGATCGGCTCGCGCCTAAGCAGACGCAGTGAGAGTCAGCGCGTTGATCACGCGCGCGATCGCGTGATCCTTGATGTTCGGGAACGGCAGCGCCGCGCTCGAGCAGTGGGCCGAGTTCGTCGGCGCGTGCGCAGATGGCCGCGCAGCCGACGTCATTCCAATCCGCGCGGCGCTCGGTGTGGCGGCCTGACGAAATTCACGTAGCGGCGTGAGAATAATGTAAGAATGTCGGCCCGACCACGAAGGAGCGATTTGTAAATGATCGACTATCAAGACCTTTTGGCGCTTTCAGAAAAGGCGTCTGGATTACCGTACACGCGTGGGTGGGATCCGCTTCTCAATGACGCAGACGCGGACACGCTTGTCGAAAAATACGGCATGAGCATCGAATCGCTAGACCACCGGATCGTGATTACTGTCGGGCAGAATCTAGCAGTAGCCAAAGTCCAAGAGTGTTTCGTGCGCCAGAGCGATGCGGCGGCCGCGCGCCGCCGGGCGATTATACGGGCCGCATCTTATTCCGTCCCCGCTTGGCACTTGGCGGTTGGCAAGGGCGCAGCGGCCGTTAAGCAAGAGCTCACGCAGGATGAGCGCCTCGACGCCGAAAAAGATACGCCAGACGTTTGCACTGGTGCCAAGCATGAACCGCAACAGCAGACGCCACGAAAACGCATGCTGACGTGAGCGGAATGTCGATCCAGCCGATTCCAGATACGGTGCTTAGGCCAATTCGGGAAGCGACTGGATCGATAACGAAGGCGTGCAAGCCGTAGATCGCCACGGTGTATTGCGCCATGCTGCTGAGGAATCGAGATGGTGCGCCCCGTTTTATCCCGAGAAAAAACATAAACAGCCCGACAGCAGCAACGGTTACGGTCGGAGAAAGGTAGAGGTAAAAGACATCAACCGGCGTTCCGATGTATGCGGATCGCGCCCACGTAAATATTGCAGTTGCCGATATACCGATCGCAAATATTATTGCGCCCGTGGTCTTGCGCCATGTACGCTCACTTAGAACAGCACCAAGCAATACGTAGCCGAGATATGGCGCAAAATATCCAATCGAATGTGGGTTGTTCGACGGCCCTTCAAGTGGGGCTCCGGTTCGAAATGTGTGCGCCATCGGGTACACGCACACCCACATAAACCAGAGCACCAAAACGAGCCACTTCTCGACAGGTGTTGATCCTTGATACAGGCGACGCATAGCTGGCACGAACAAATAAATGCCGACGATCGCGTAAAAGAACCACAGGTGGAACATGGTCGGCCCGCGCAAAATAGCAGCGACCCAATCGAGTACGCCCCCTACCGGTGCGCCGTTGTACCACAGCCACCAGAGATAAAAGGACGACCAGACAACGAGAGGCGGGATAACTTTTACAAACCTCTTTTTGAAAAACACAAAAAGCGGCTCTGCTTTCGGAAGCAAGGTAGCGCCCGAAAGCATGAAGAAGATGGGGACGCACGCACGAGCTAGCGAGTCGTAGAGATTCCCGGCCCACCAGTTCGGACCGAACGAAAGCGTATCGGCGCCTGAGACGTGAACGACAACCACCATAAAGCAGGCAAGCACCCGCAACAAATCGAACCGGCGGTCCAAAATATTTCCCCGTTGTTAGAGTGCGGAATATATCTCATAACACGGGCCGTAGGTAGCCGGCGATCTACCGGGGGCGGCGAGCGCGGATTAGCCCTGTAGCGGTGACGGTTCCCGATCCGAACCCTGCGTTCCACCGTGGTGGGCGCTGCGAGCTTCAGGTCGACTGTTGGGGTCGGAATTCCACTTCCCGATGCGCTGCCCCCCGAAATCATCAAGCTGGTAGTGGTACCGAACACGCCGAATGTCGCGGACATCGTGCTGATGCCGCACTGCTGCACGGTCAAACTTGCGCCGCCAGAGGGCGACCATGCGCATGTTCCCGTGAGAACCCAGTCACCGGCGGTCAACGACAGCGACGTTATGTTGGCGGCGATACCCGTCGTGAGGTTTCCGGTCGTGGTAGGTCCGGCAGATGGGTTCTCCCCCATGCTCCCCGCGGCCGGGCTATCGTTTGTCGTCGTGCCCTTAATGCCGACCGCGCTCGCGGGCGTAATCAGACCGCTCGCTGTAACGGCGGCGGCCGTCGTGGTGCGGGTGAGCGTCGGGCTGGAAATCGTCGAAGACGTCCCGAATACGAGTGCTCCGCTTCCCGTCTCATCCGACACCGCGCCCGCGAGTTGCGCGGACGTGGTCGACGCAAATTGCGCGAGCGTGCCGCTCGTGAGAGCGAACGCGCTTCCGCACGAAAACCCGGTTCCGCTCGAGTATTGCAGCGCGCTGTTGGTGGTGCTGCCACTCGGCAACGATACTGCGCCAGGCGCGGCCGTACTGGCTGTCCTGTTCCCGAGAACTGAATTCGCCGCGATCGTCGGCAGAATCCCGTACGTCACGCTCTGCCACGATGGCGCCGCGGTAGGACCATTCGACGCGATGACCTGACCGCTCGTCGATCCCGCCGGGTTGAGCAGTTGAATTGGCGCAAGCGTAGCGCCGAAAGCGAAGGTTGAAAGCGCGCACAGCGCAGCCGCGAAAATTCGTTTCATGATGTCACTTCTCGTTGTGGGAAATGGTCAAGGCGTCGTAGTCGCGCTCGCACTGCTGGCCGGCGATGCGGGCACGGTCGGCGTATTCAGCCAGCTCGCCCGCGCGCTGGTCAGCGCGGCCGAGCACGTCGGCAAGCAGATCGAGGGCGTCGCCGGCTGGCGGGCCTCCGGCCGCAGCGGCGGAATGTCGGGCGCCGTCGACGAGGATGACGACCTGCCGGCGCAGGCCGTCAGCAGCAGAAGCAGCGGCAACGGCGTCAGCGCGCGCCTGATCACGTTCTTTCGCAGCATCGGTTGCGATCTCCTGTTGAGCCGCCGTGCGGCGGCGGAATGTGTCACGCTCGGCGGTCAGATCCTTGATCTGCCTCGCCTGATCGGCGACCTTGGCCGACTGATCGGCGTCCCGGTGTCCCTTGAAATACCCGCCGGCCGAGCCGGCCACGAGGCCGGCCACGACGACCAGCCAGATGCGCGGATCGATCCAGTTCATGTCGTCACCTCCCCATCGGCCGAGCGCGCGGCCAATCGGCACAGAATGGCGATCGTCAGCATCACAGCCCCCTTTCGCATAGCGCGCGCTCGTCAGCACGCCGTTTCACCAGCCCGGGCAGCACGCGACCGGCCGCGGTCACCCATTGCGGCTTACCGGCATCCGATTCGTTGATCGCCTTGCATGCGCCCTTCCAGTCGCCCGCGTTGAATCGGCGTGCCGTCGAACTGGCGCAGTACGCACCGGTGCCGACGTTGTAGGCGAAGCTCACTGCGGCTGCGAGCTGGTACGTATGGCCCTGCAGGACCGGCGTGCACCTCAGCACCGGCTCGGCATGACCGATCAGCTGCTGCTCGAGCGACGCGCGGCACTCGGCATCACTGTAGGCGCGGCCGACAACCACGTTGTGCGTATCGCCGCTGCATTTCGTCGGAATGCCGACCGGGTCGAGATACCCGCGGTGTACGACACCCTCGAACTGCGGGACATAGGAAAATAAAAGGGCCGCAGTTGCGGCCCCTACTACCCCGACGAGCGTCTTCTTCTTCGCATCAGCCATCGGCCTTCTCCACGCGCGTCATCCGCGCCAGCAGCACCAGCACGAAGCCGGCAGTTGTGATCCACCGCGCCCAGCCGTGCGGGAGCGCATCCTTCAGGTCGGCCGGAATCTGGCGCCACGCGTCGAGCAGCGCCGGCCCCGCCCCGAATGCGAACGCCAGCACGCTCGAAGCGCGCACGGATGCGAGCTTGTGCGCCTGGCGCCAATCGTCAATCAATCTCAGCTTCAAACGGCTTACTCCTTCCCAAGAATTGCCTTCGTCTTTCGACGCAGTAGGATTTCGATGTACTGCGAGCCGACAATGCCGAGCGCGCTGCCGATACCGAGCAGCGCGAGCGGCGGCAGATCCGGGATCTGCAACAACGCAACGCCCGCCACCATCGATGTCGCGGATCCGAGCAATGCGCGGCCGGCAACCACGCGGAACGTCAGCTGCTCGCTGCTGACAAGCAGCTTTGCCACACCGATGAAAGCGCCCATGACGATCAGCTCCAGAAACGTTTTTTCGTGTTCCTGCATCCCCACTCCCCGTAAACGAAAAACGCCGCTTGAAGCAGCGGCGTTATTTCCTGCAATGCATCCCCGCGCGGCCGGAGACCATCACGAATTTTTATGAAGCAAACAAGGCTGCGCCGCACAGCACCAGCTATTGGTGACTCGCGAAATCGGCAAGCCTCCGGGTCATGCAACTGCGCCGGCATCGGCAGCAGGCTGCGCCGCCGGTGCGGTTGCGCTCAGCCATGCAGGGATCGGGCCGAGCCCGTTGTAGCTGACGCTCGCACTGTCGATCTCGACTGTGCAGCCGAACTCATACTGCACACCGGTCGCAGCAACGTACAGCACGGTGCCGCGGTTGTCGGCCACGAGTTGCCACGCGCCATCCGCCCATTGGGCAACCGTGCCCGAAGCAGCTTCCGGCGGCTCCGTTTCCACCGCCCCGTACGGAATGTTGAAGCTGTCGGGCTGAAGTGCCAGCTCGTTTGCAACCACCGGGTATAGATAGCACCCGTCGTGGTCCGTTTGGTACACCGTCATCGTTTTCATAACGATCTCAATTAGTTAATGAATCTTGCACTGCAAATGCGCGAGTGATTGGTTCAGCCCAAACCGATGCGTTTAGAGCGCACACCCACGGTTACGCCTCTTACATCACATGGTCTGGCACGTCCTCCGGTGGCCAACCTAATCAATGGCAAAGCACTCAGACCACGCAGAGCGGATCGGCTGGGGGCGCCGAAACTAGACCGACCAACACCGCATATGCGCCGCGCATCCACATTTAAATATGGATTCGAGGCGCGTAAGCGGTGTTGGTACTGCGCGTTTCGGGCGACGCACGCGTGACGAGCGATGAGTCGAATTTCGTCAATGCTCCGGTCCACGTGCCCCCCGCTCCCTGCGGAATCTGAAATTCCCATGGGTTAATGAACTGGAACACGCCACTAGATTGAATTGAGGATCCGGAGGACCCGAGAATCGTCGGGAACAAGTTGCCGACGATTCTCTGAAGAGCGTCGGCTTGGCCCGAACCCAGCACCAGTGCATTTGTAGTGCAGCGGTCAGATATGGATGCGAGGTGCATAGGCTACGTTCTGACCGCGGGTTTCTGAACCGCCAGCACTTGCGATAGCGGTCGCCGAAATAGTCGATCCACCGATGAGGTTGCCAACACCTCCTGCGGCCGCCGTATACGAAACGGTGATGCCGTGATTGTGAGATTTGAAGGAATCGTCTTGATCTGAACCGATGGCCCGAGCATTTGTAGTGTCAGCGTTAGTTCCGGTTGCCCGGAAAAACTGGTTGCGAAGATCGGGCAGCCTGAACGTGCCGTCGCCGTTGTCCACGAAGTGGTGCGTGCCAGCAAGCCAGTTCGCAGCCGTTACAACCAGTCCTTGCTCCTGCGCCCAGCCCCACAGGCCCGGATAGGCGGCCTTGCTAACCGAGCCGCCGACAGCGTCCAGATGCTGGACGAGCGGCGTGGCGCGCGCGCTGAAAAGTGGGTCACCGCACAACTGCGAACGGTAGCCCGTGAAACACGCGCTTGCCGACCACGTCCAGATCTCCCCGACCTCCGCCACCATGACCGGGCCGGCATTCTTGGTCGGCAATTGCGCGATGCTGTAGATTCGCGGGAAAAGGCCATTGAGCGCCCGCAGCACCTGAGAGGTATCCGCCTCGTCGGCCTCGATACCCGCCGCAGCCTGAATCGCCAGCAATTCCTTCGTGACCGCATTACCCCACCGCGCCGGGATCAACGACCCCGGCTGCCCCGTCGCCGCGTTCTCGTCGACGAACTCGCCATTAACGAGCCCGACGTCATCCGCACGTGGAAAATCCATGAACCCCCCTCAATCGCCGTATTTGAAATCAACCACGGTGTGCGCCGGCATCCATCGCTGCACCAGGCACTCGATCCCGCTATTCGGGTTGCTGCCGAACCGCTCCGAAAAATGCGTCACGCCGAACCGGGCGCCGCCCAGCCGCCGCGCACCGAGATGCATCTCCCAGAAGAACTGCGCCGCCCATGTCCCGAACCGCGCGACGCCAAACCGCGAGCGGCCAAAACGCGGCGCGCGATGCTCGACGACGTACGCGTCGGGATAGCCCTGCTCGACCGCGACGCCGACAAAAAACGCCGCGTTCTGCCCGCCCATTCCAACCAGTCGCCGGATCACCGCCTTCTTTCTGGCGTCGAACGTCGGCGCGTCGCCGAGGCACGGATCCGGAAGCGCCATCACGCGCTCGTAGTCGGGCACCAGCTCGCGCATCGTCGCCGGATCGATCTCGTTCAGCAGATCGCTCGCGCGGGCGTCGAGCCGCGCGAACTCGCCCGACAAGCCGCGCAGCACCGCGTCGACGTCGGCCGCAAGCTCGACGTCCCACGCCGGCCCCGGCGGCAACAGCTGGCGCAGCTGCGCGAGGTAGTCGCTTGCCGTTCTCACGTCACCCATGCGACGCCCCCGAATGTCGGCAGCTCATTGACCGCCAGCTCGACGCTCACGGCCGGCTCGACCAGGTCGTGATCGGTCTCGCCGGCCGTGGTGCTGATCGTTTCGTCGATATGGCTGCGCAGAAACGTCACACCCAGATCCGCCTCGCGCGCATGCAGATCCTTCAGTGACGCGATCACCGCGGCACGCGTCGTCGCCGTGTCCGGTGACAGCCGGATCCGGTACTTGACCGGCCGGTCCACGGGCGCCAGCACATACAACTCGGCGCCGAGCGGTCGCTGTGCCTCGATATGCGCGGTCGCGGCGGCGATCTCCGGTTCACCCGGGAACGGATCGTCGTCGTCATCCCGCATGAAGAACACGGCCACCGTGCCCGGCCCCATGTAGCGACGCCGCACCCACGCGCGCGTCACACCCGGCACCTCCAGCGCCCAGTCCTCGTAGTCGTCGCCGTTGCCACCCATTGGCGTGCGCCGGTACGAGGCCTTGACCCGCTTGCGCAATTCGTCGATCGACTCGATATCGCTGCCGCCGCGAATGCCGGCGGCCGACACCACGGCGTCGCTCGACACGCCGTCGACCGGCGATACGAACGTGAGCCGCGTCCCGCCATCCAGATTGCCGGCCTTGCCCGGCACGACGGCCCGCACCAATACCGCCCCCGTGCCGTTCGCATCGAGCGTGGTGTCCGCCGTCGTCCTGTACTGGATCTGGTCAGCCGTCTGCAGCAACGCATCCGCGCCGACCGGTGCGCGCGGCTGGCCGGTCACGCCGACCAGCCCGGTCGCCGCCTGTGCCGCTTTGCGACCGGCACGCAACCGCAGATTCGCCTGCCGGATCAGCATGTCCTCGTCACACTCGTCCGGAAACAGCTGCTTCGAAATCCACTTCAGGTAGCCGTAACCGAGATGCGTGGCGCCCGAATGCACGCGCGCAAGCACCTGGGCGTCGGATCGCCGCAGCGCATCCGATGCGCTGCCAGCGAGATCGGAAACCGCGCGCTGAATCAGCGTCGGCAAGGTAGGAACGTCAAACGGCATGGATCACCTGCCAGATGTTGTCGAAGGTAAATCGGAGTTGAGCGCCCGACGCGTCGATCAGCGTGACGACGAGCCGCATCGCATCCATCTCGGTGCGCGTCGCCAGCGCCGACACCGATGCCGCCAAGCCATCGTCCACCAGCCACTGCAAGGCTTCGGCCGCATACTGCTGCGCATCGGCCACGGCCTGCGCATCGAGCTTGCGCCGGCGCAGCAACCAGAGCCGCGAGCCGGTCCGATCGTTATCCAGCGCCGGGAAGCTGTCGCCCCACCAGCCCTCCCGGTTGTCGTCGTCGAGCTGGTCGGTCGGCTCCGCACGGCGCCACGTGAAGAGGCTGATGTTCACGGCCCGCTCGAGCAGCGCCGCGCGCTCGGTGTCAGCCAGCACCGTCATGACAGCGGCCCTCCGGTCGGCGGCCCGTCGTGCTCGAGGTGGTGATGCACGACCATGCTCTTGCCGTCGAGCACGACGTCAGGTGCGGTGATCGGGCACGTCGACGACGCGTGATCGGCGTCGATCGACGCCGCCTGCGCGGTCACGTCGTACGCGTCCGCAGTCACGCTGTAGTGCTTCGTCACGACGCGATATTCGTCACACTCGACGTCGATCACCCGCCCGCGCTTCATCACGATCTTCGCGCCCTCGTCGGTGTAGATCGCGACCTCGCCCTCGGCCAGCCCCGTCAGCCGGTAACGGCGATCGGCGACCACCAGCACCACGCCGTGCGAGCGGTCGCCGCCGAAGAAGCCGGCCACGCCTTCCGCACCGGCCTTCGGACGCGACGTGAAGCCATACGGCTCGAAGTGCTCCATCGCATCCTTGGGTTCGTCCGACAGTAGCCCCAACTGCAGCGACTGCATCTTCGCGCCCGAATTCACGAGCTTGACCGTGCAGCGCACCAGCGTGCCCATGATCCGTTGCGCCATCTCTCGCGCATGCATCAGTTTTTCTCCCAGTCAGCAGGCAACAGGTATTCGAAGTTGTCGCCCTTCTTGCCTTTCTTCAGCTTGCGCCGCTTGTGCGGATCGTCCGGCTCCGGCATGTAGCCGTCCGGCGGCGCCACTTTCATGGTCGTGGTCGTTCCCTGCTCGCCTTTCACATAGGTCGCCTCGACGATCAGCATGTCTCGATCGAAGCCGATGATCGGATCGACCACCCGCACGGTCTGGTTCGGGATCCAGAGCCGGCCGTTCGACTGGCGCCAGCCCTGCACGCCGTACGTGGTCGCAAGCGCCTTGCTGATCCGGTTGTCGCGCTCCCACTGGACCCGCCCCTGCGCGATCGACGCCGTGATGTTTCCCGACTCCTGGATGACCTTCACGCGCTTGCGCCGGACACGGGCGTCCGTGACGCTCGCCGACACCTCGCTCGTATCGGCACCGAACGCATCGTCGCTGCCGACGTGCTGCCCCTTGCACTTGTACTCGGAGAACACGCCCGAGAAATCCAGCGGCGCATCGCCGCTCAGCACGTTCTCGCCGACCACCAGGCGGTCCACCGCCCGCCCCGCGCTGCCCGGGTTCGCGATGATCAGCCGGCCGCGACCGTCATCGGTCGCAAACAGGTGCGACAGCGTCAGCAGCCGGTCAATCGACTCGAAAATCGTCTCGCCCGGCTGGATCGTGTGATCCGCGAGCGTGCCGCTATCCCCGGTCTGGTCGATCACCGTGATGCCGTACGGGGCCACCAGCGCGCTGACGATCTGTGCGACCGTCTGGTTGCGCCACTGGCCCGGTTTGTTGTCCGCCGCGCAGTCGACGAGATCCGACGTGATCGAGCGCCCTGACACCGACAACTCGATCGCCGATGCGTCATGGCGAATCGGCGTCGCATAGACCCAGCCGGTCAGCACCAGGTCGTTGCCGATGCGCACCTCGGCCCGATCGCCCTGATGGATGCCGATCGCGGTGGACTGCCCCGGCCATTTCCACGTCACCGACAGGTTGAAGTCGCGCGAGCAGCGCTCGATGCCGGCGCCGATCGACACCGACTTCCAGCCCCCATAGTTCCGGCCATTGACGCTCAGCGTCGCGATTTCGTTTGCCTCGGCCATCCGCTATCGCTCCGCCATCTGCAATTCAGTCGCCGGCACGAAGCCGGGGTGTCGAACGCGATTACGCGCCACGACTTCATCGGCCCGCGTCGCGTCACCGTAGCGCCGATACGCGAGCACCAGCGACGCGGTCGGCTCCAGCGGCTGGATCGTGACGATCCGCACGCCGTTCTTCGCGATGGCATTGAGGTGCCGCACGATCGCCTGCCGCGCCCCCGTCAGCGCCTGAAACCGCTCGTACGAGGTATCGAGCCCCATGTCCCAGATCAGGTCGCTCGCGCCGTCGCGCACGGCGATCACGTCGTCAACGACCGGCGTATCGACCGGGACAATCGCGTCACCAGCCTCGTCGTACTCGACGGCGGGTGTCCCGGTTTGCGATCCCACGCCCACCACCGAGACCGGATCGCGTGGCGTGACCGGCGTGCCCGCATCGACAACCGGCACGTCGACGGTCGCGAGCGTGCGCATGGCATCGATCAGCAGCGCATCCTGCGCCAGCTGCACGGTCGCGCCCTGCAGCGCAAGCGCATCCGCGCCTTGCGCGGCCGGGCCATCGTCGAGCCCCCGGATACCGGACAGCAGCCCACCGACCGACGCCAACGCCGACGCCGTGCCGGTGAATGAATACTTCACGGCGTCCAGCGCGCTGAACAGCTCCTCCGCGATGAACGACGGCGCATTGATCAGCTGGCGGGCGAAGTCAGCCGCGTCGGTAAACAGGTCCACGAACGGAGACAGCTGGTCGCTGAACGCCGAATACAGCCGCGACGCCGTCGCCATGTACGACGCGATGCCGACGCGCGCCGCATTGACGCGTTCCAGCAGCGTCGCAAAGTTACTTTTCGACGCAGCCTTCATTGCGTCCGCCGCGCTCGCCACCTGCTGTGACGTGTTGGCCGTCGTCGCCGGAAACGACAGCTCACCCGCTTCGACGTACGATGCATCGAAGCGGATGACGCCGCCCTCGCGCCGATCGCGCTTGAAGGTCGACTTTCCGACGATGCTGACCTTCATGCGGCCGAGCCACGGATGCACCAGCTCGGCCGGCCCCTCGGCCTCGAATGCCGCGATCAGGCGGTCGGCCTGCTCGAAACAATCGTCGCCGACGAGGAAGCCCGTCAGGTTCGGCTCGCGCGTCGCACGCCCGAGATCCTCGACATACGGCTTGTCGCGATTGACGAATTCATGCGTCTGGGTGCGCCGGCCGACGCCGATCGAATCGGCCTCGACGTCGAACGGCACACCGCGGAACGACGCCGGCTGCAGCCTGTCGCGCCATGTAGTCATTTAGCCTCCCGCGAGCGAGCGATAGCCCACCTGTGGCGTGATCGTCAGCCCCTGCGTGCCGCGCGCCTGGTCGACGCGCAGCCCCGGCGGCGGATTGTCGAAACGCACGGTCAGTGCGCCGCTGAATTTCTGCTGACCAGCGGCCTGCTGCGGGACCGACTGTGACCAGTCACGCACACTGGCCGCGCCCGGCTGAGACGGCAGCGACGCGCCCCATGCCGGCGCGGCCGTTCCGCCACCGCCCGGCGTGGCGAGCGACGCTGCCGGCACACTTCCACCCGAACCCGGCTTTTGACCGAGCCATGCGGCACCGTCGATCAGCGGCTGGACATAGGGCTTGATGCGATCCCATAGCTGCCTGAACCAGTCGACGATCGGCTCCCAGTTCTTGATGATCAGCCCGAGCGGCGTGAAGTTGAGGAACACGTCCGTTAGCCAGCCGAATACCGTTTTCGAGACGGACAGCACGCCGTTCCATAGATTCGAGAAGAACGGACCGACCGTCGACCAGTTCGCGAGCAGGAACCCCGCCGCGAGGGCGATCAACCGGACGGCAATGCCGATCGGCGTCAGGTTGGTGAACGCCATGAACGCCTTGAACACGCCCGTCGCCGCCCACACCGTCAGCCGCAAGGCGGCGAACGCGGCAGCGGCGCCCAGCACGCCCTTGATCAATCCGGGATGCGCCTGCGCGAGCTGCTGCACGTTCTCGATCAGCGGCGCGATGAAGCCGAGAAACTGGTTCAGCGGCGGCAGCAGCACACTGCCCACGCTGATCGCCACCGCAGTGACCCGGTTCTGCAGCAGCTGCAGGTTGTTCGCCGTGGTCGCCGCGCGCGACGCATACTCCTGGTTCATCGAGCCGGCATACTGCGTCTTGTCGCCGACCTTCTGCAGGTTCTTCTGCAGCAAGTCGAGATTCGTCAGCAGCGGCGCGATCGCCTCGATCGACTCCTTCCCGAACAGTTCCTGCAGCACGGCCGCCTGTTTGTCCGGCTTGACCTTGCTGACCGCCGTGAGCACCTTGACCATCGTGCCCTGCGCGTCTTGCTGCAGGCCGGCCGCGACCGCTTTCGCATTCAGCCGCAGCGCCTTGAACGTCTGCTGTTGCTGCTTGGTCGCCGCTGCCCCCGATGCGAGCGTCAGCATGAAATTCTTGATGCCCGTCGACGCGACGTCCTGCTGCACGCCGACACCGATCAGCGTCGCGCCGAGCGCCGCAAGCGGCCCCGACGCAAGACCCGCGACCTTGCCGAGCGGCCCGACCCGCGTGACCACCTCGGAAATCTTCGCGGCCGTCGCCGGCCCGGTGTTGCCGAGATAGTTGATCTTGTCGGCCAGATCGACGACCTGGTCCTGTCCCATCTTGAACGCCGTGCGCCAGGTCGCCATCATCTGCCCGGCCTCGTCGGCAGACTGGTCGAACGCCACGCCCATCTTCACGGCATCGGCGGCAAATTTCGGCAGCTCGCTGCGACCGATGCCGGCCTGCCCGCCGGCCGCCGCAATCTTGGCGATGTCGGCCGCGGCCATCGGAAGCTGCTTTGACAGGCTGAGAATGTCGGTCGACATCTCCGCGAACTGCTTCGGCGTATCGAAATTGACGACCTTGCGCACGTCGGCCATCGACGACTCGAAGTCGATCGCCGCCTTCGTTGCCGCGATCATCGGTGCGGCAATGGCGCCGCCCGAGAGCAGATCCTTGAAGCCGATATTGCCGAGGCCGTCGTCCTTCAGTCCGCGGCGAAACTTCGCGATGTTCTTCCGGATGCCGGTCAATGCCGGCGACAGCTGGTCGACGCCGGTAATCAGCGCTTTGAGTTGAAATTTATCCGCCATCGCGGCTCTCCTCGATGATCCGGTCGGCGTGGCCGATCGACTCCAGCAGGCGTTCGATCGGCCGCGCCATCACCACCTCGGGATCCAGACGCCAGAACCATGCGGCGTCATAGGCGCGAGCGATCAGCTCTTTGACGCCCCGGATCCCGAGCCCAAGAAAAAACGCGCGACGACCCAGCACAACGTGTTGAAGTCGCCCATCGTCAGCTGCTCGATCGAAGATGGCGGAATCGACGCCAGCCGCTCGATGTACTTCGCACACACGTCGGTGTTCACGTTGATCGACTCGTCCGCGCCGATCATGTACGGCAGCGCCTTGAGTGCGCGCGCATCGGCCGGCGTCGGCTGTCGCAACATCAGCACAGTCAGTTCCTCGCCATGTGCCCGGATCGCTGCCGCCAGCGGAATCGTCACGTCACTCATTGCCAGCTCCCCTTGCGCCCCTCGAACGTCAGCGGCGTCTTGCCGTCGTCGCCCGTCGTCGATGCCCCACTCACCACATACGCGCCGCTGAGCACGTACACCCTGCTGTTCGCAAACTCGACGGTCACCGTCATGTTGGTTCCCTTCATCACCGTGTCGATCGGGAAATCCGGCGTGAACAGCGCATCGACCTTCACGTAGGGCGCCTTTTCCTTTTCGGAGAAGAACCCCGGCTTGATCGTCTCGCGCTCGGTGTCGCTCAACGGGCACTCGACGCCGCCCGTGATTTCGAGTTGCTTGCCGGCCACCTTCACGTAGCAGGTGCCGGCGGTTTTCTTACCCATATGGGCCTCCATAACGAGAATGGCCCGCACTCGGGCGGGCCATCCGGTTGACTGCAATCAGCGTCGCTTACGCGGGTTCGGCGGCGTACTGCAGACGGAACTGATTGAGCAGCGCGAAGACGCGCAGCTGGTTCACGTAGTCGGGCGGGAACAGCACGTTCAGCCGGCCGGTGTCGTTGGCGTCCCGTTCGACGATCAGATACTTCGCGAACAGGTCGGCGTTCTCCACCCACCCCATCTCTTCCATCTCGAAGTAGGCGGAGATCATCTCGGCGCGCGCCATGCTCGGCGTCAGGATCGCGTTACCCGGACCGAACGCCGTCCCGTCGTCGGCCAGCTTGTGCCGCGGATACTTGCTGGTGACCGCGGTACGCAGAAACCGGATGATCGCGGCGGACTGGTGCATCGTCTCGCTGTCCAGATACGAGTTGTCCGGCTGTCCGAACGCGTTTTTCTGGTACGTCGTGACCGCACGCTCGATCCGGTAGTAGCCACCCGAATAGATCGCCGTCGCGACACCGTACTTCAGCAGCGAGTTGCGCTCGGTCAGCATGAAGCGCTCGCCTGCCGGCGCCGGATCGATACCGATCAGCGCGCCCGTTTGCGTCGGTCGCGCGGGATCCGCCGAGATGAACACCGCCGTCATGCCCGTCCACGCAGCGGCAACTTCGTATGCCGGCTGTGCAACGCCCGCCTCGAAGCCATGCACGGTCACGTGCTGATCGTTGCGCAGCTTGCCTTCGGCAACGTGCGTGCCGAGTGCCCCGCGCCGGGCCGTGTAGACGTGGCCATACAGCATCGACGACCAGGCCCAGCGGCCCGACACATCGTTCATCCACTCGCCGAAATCGTCGAGCGCACTGCTGTCGCTCCACGGCGAGCAGACGAATTCGAATGGCTCGTCGCCGACCGCCGCGAGGATATCGATCACGTCGGCCTGACCGGCGCCGTCAGCCATCGGCGTGATCGTGATCGCGAGGCCCTCCGGCGTCCGCTCACCACCCGCCGTCCCCTTGCGGTTGATCTCGACGCGGATGTCGTTTCCGGTTTCGCCCTTCCAGCGCGTGGTCAGCGTGACGCTGCCCGCCTCCGCGACTGCCTTCACCGGCACCTTCACGGAGTCGGAAACCGCGGCGGCGATCGACGCCGCCACGTCAGCCGCCGCCATGCCGCGCGCGACCGTAACCTGCACGCGCCGGCCGGCGATATACAGGCTCAGCACGCCTGGCGCGGTCGCAGTGCCGGCGACCGCAACCCGCGCCGTCGCCGCACTGCCCACGGCCAACTTGACCGGCAGCACCCAGATCTCGCCTGCCGGATCGGTACGCCGCATGGCCTCGTACATCGTCCCGAGCATCGAGCCGGTTCCGCCAAGCGCTCGCGCCTGCGTGGGACTCGACACCAGTTGCAACGCCCCGCCCGGATCCGCTGCGTCGTCGTTGATCTGCGCGATCAACAGCCGACGAGTCTCCCCGCCGGTCGACGTGTTCGCCTGGGAGTTGTCCATCTCCGCGAAGAACAACGGCGTGCGCAGATCTGCCGGGACATTGTTGAAGGGCACCGTCATTTCCCGCCTCCGTCATCGCCGCCGACCGCCGCCGCTTGCGCAGCCGGCATGTCACTTTCGACCACGTCATCGGCAATGACACGCCGACGCCAGTAGGCGTTGCGCGGCACCGCGCGCCCATTTGCGGGCAATTCGTCGCCCCACTCCGGATCGGGTACGATCCGCCCCTCGGCCGGTTTGACGAACATCGTCTTAGCCATTGAAGTCCTCTCTGAACGTGAACTCGATACGCCCATCCGGGCCGGGTTTCTTGAGATTCGCGTCGGCCGGATCGATACAGTCGGCGCGAAACGTGACGCCCTTGAGGTCCGGTAGACCCGCAAGGGCTTGCTCCTGCCAGGTCTCGGGGACGCCCCCGCCACCCAGCGTGAAATTGGCCGAAAAGCCGAAGCGGTACAAAATCCGCTCGCGGTTGAGCATCAGCAGACTGCCGCCCTCGTACTGGATGCGGGACCAGTCCGGCAGCGGCTCAAATCCGACGAGCGCGAGCCACAACATGCCGCGCACGTCATGCAGCAGATCGATCCGGGACTGCCCGCGCGCATCCTGCGTCGCGATCACCACGATCACGTCGAATTCGTCGGTGATCTGCTGCCGCGTCGTGTTCTGTGTCAGGTTCTCGCCCGCGTCGTCGCGCGTCGGCACGACGTAGGCGGCCGGCACGGGCAACAGGGCCTCGTCGCGTGCAGCCTCGAAGTCGATCGCAGCCGCGACGCGGTTTCCGAAGAACGGGCAATACGTGCGCAGCTGCTGCACGATCGGCGTGACCTTCATGGGCATCCCTCACTTGATGTCGAGCGCCGCCGCGAACGCGCTACGCAGCACCGATTCGATCTCGGCGGCCGATTGCTGCAGCGCATCGGCCATGTAGTTCTCACGCGGCGCGATGCGCCAGCCGCCCGGCTTGCCACGCGCCGAACCGTTCTTGGCGCGCACGCCGTAATGCAGATAGGCCGGGTAGTAGTGTTGCCCCATCCCGCTGGTCTTTTCCGGACGCACGCGCACAAGAAAGCCGGACCGGCTGACCTTGATGCCGATGCTGTTGCGCAGCGTGCCCTTGCGTACGCGCGGATAGCCCGCGCCACTCGAGGATCCCTTCGACAGGCCATCGCGCGCGCGATTGCGCACGATCCGCCCCGCCTTGCGCATGGCTGCGCGGATCTTCTTCTTGTCGAAGTCAATCCGCTTGTCGAACCCCTCGAAGCCTTCGAGGTGGTAGGAAATGCCCGGTTTATTCGCCACGTCGTTGCTCCTCGACTTCAAGCGTCGTTTCGCGCCTCGCATGCTCATGCTTCGCGCGACGCACGCGATACACCCAGCCGTTCCACACAACTTCGTACTGCGTCGTGATTGCGTCGAACAGACGCATGCGCATCCGGTGCGTCATCCGCTCGTCGGCCTGTACCGACGCCGCGTATGCGACGGCGCCCACCGGCACGACCTCCGCCCAGCGTTTCACTTCCGCTGAATAGATGGCCGTCACGCCCGTGTCGAGACCCGGCGAATCCGTGCGGATCCGCAGCGCGATCCGGTCTCGCATCCGTCCCGGTTTGGCACTCATAGCGTCGGCACCCGATAGCGGTCGATCAGCCCGTCCGTGAATCGTCCGGGCATCCCGTAGGTCTGCTCGGCTCCGACCGACTCGCGCTGCTCGTAGAGCGTGCCGAGAACCAGCTTCATCCACGCGCAGCACGACTCCGGTACCGCGTCGGCCGACGTGAACGCACCGCACCTGAACTGCACCGCGACGTCTTCACCTTTCGGCCAGCCGTTGCGCGGCATCAGGTACGCGCGGCGAATGAGACGAAAGTCGGTAGCGTCCATCCGCTGGGCCGCGCCGGTCGAATCCGTGTAGGTCACCGCGACCACGTCGGTGACGTCGTTCCACAGCAGGATCCGCTCACGGGGAAAGTCGTCGAGCCGCACCCGGCACGTCTGCGGCAACAGCGGCCGGTTCAGTTCGCCCTCGAGCCGTTCGCGTGCCGCGACAACCATCGCACCGATCAGCTCGTCCTCGTCGCCGTCGTCGACGCGCAGATGCAGCTTCGCGACGTCCAGCGTGATTGCCTCCGCTGCCGGCGCCTCGATGACCTCCAGCAGAGCAGCACCGACATGCGCCGGGAAAAAACCCGTAGTCAACATCGCACGCCCTCATCAAAACAAAGGGCCGCCCGTCGCGAGCGGCCCTGCATTACCGTTGCCCTTACGCACCGGCGCCCATCTTCAGCGACTTCACCGCGCCACCGACGTCGACGAGGTTGCCGCCCTGGCGGTTGAATGCGACGAAACCGACCTGACCGTTCAGCGTGTACGCCGAATCCGTCATGCGGAAGATCGTGAGATCCATCACCTCGCGGATGAAGTAGCTCGAGTAGTCGCCGAACGCTACGGGCAGCGCATTGGCGGCGACACCGGCCATTTCCTGCACGACGTAGATCGGACGGTTCAGCAGACGGTCCGGCGCACCGCCCGGGTTGCCCTGCTCATAGCCCGGCACGAAGATCGGACGCTTTTGATCGTCCTTCACCTTGCGAACACGCCGCAGCGTGTCGTCGTTCATCGACCAGCCGACGCTCGGACGCGCGCGATAGACCGGATCGACGCTGTGCTCCAGATCGACGAGGTCGTCGTAGCCGATGTCGGTCGCCGACCCGAGCGTCACGCCGACCTGCGCCGCCGTCATCAGTCCGCGCGGCTGGTTGTTGCCCGTGCCCGTCATAAAGTGACGCGACGTGATGCGTCCGACGCGCATCGCGAGCAGCGCCTGGATATACGCATCGATGTCGAACATACTGTCCTGGATCAGTTCGAACGGCACCGCAATCGACTTCGACGAATACTTGAAGACATCGAGCGTGACGTTGTCGAATTCCGTATCCGACGTGCTCGCCGTCTTGTTCTGACCGATGATTTCGCCCTCTTCCGCGGTCGCATCGGCCGCCGGGAAATTCATCTGGGCGCCCGTTCCCGTCCGGATCGTGCTCGCGACCTGACGAATCCCGCCGTACAGCTTCATCGCTTCCGTCAGCTGCCGGTAGTACTCGGTCGCCACCGTGTAGCCGCCCTCGCCGCCGGTCGTGGTCGACATGGCCGCGCGAATGTCCGGCGTCTGGCGCGCGCGCATTGCCGTCAGATCCTCCGCGGCCATCGCACTCAGGCCGCCGCTCAGGTACGCCCGCAGCGCGGTCGAACCCTCGTTCTGCGCGCCCGGCGTGCGCGTCACGGCATTACGCAGACCATCGGCGTTCCCGTTCAGCGCATCGGTGGCCAGGCGGGCCATCAGCCCCTCGTGGCGCTTGATTTCAGCAGCGATCGTGTCGATTTCCGCCATGCCCTCGTCATAGGCTTTTTGCTGGTCCGCGCCCCACTTGTCGCCCGCATGGTTTTCGAGCAGGTTGTTCAGATTCTTCGCGAGCGCGTCGCGACGCTCCCGCAGTGCCTGGATGCTTTTCATGAATACTCCGGTGAGAAAATAAAAAGGCCGCTCCGGGGAGCGGCCTCATGACACGACGCGGGAGCGCGTCAAAGACGTTGCTGCAGATCCAGCCGGCGTTTCATCGCGGCGAGATCGGGAACCGGTAATACCGGGGCGGCGGCTGCATGCGTCGGCGCTGCCGCAACGGGCGCAGGCGTCGTCGCGCGCTGCTGCGGTGCCTGAGGTGCGTTGCCGAACGCCGCGAGGTTCCACGCCGAGGCATTCGCACTCGCGTCACTGCCGGCGAGCCGATCCGCAAAGCCCTTTTCAATGGCGTCGGCTGAGGAGAACCACGTCTCGTCGGCCATCCATGCCGCAATGTCCGCCTCATCCTGCCCCGTCTCCTTCGCGTACGTGCGAACCAGCGATGCGTCCACCGCGTCGAGCAAGGTCGCGGTTTCCTTCAGCTCGTCCGCATTGCCCATCGCGATCGACCATGCCTTGTGGATCATCACGAACGCACCGTCCGTGATCTCCACCTCGTCGGCCGCCAGCATCACGAAACTCGCTGCGCTTGCCGCCACGCCATCGACGTGCGCGATGACTTTCGCCGCGTGGCCGCGAATCGCGGTCTCGATCGCGCGCGCCGCGAACACGTCGCCGCCCGGCGAGTTGATGCGCAAGTGGATGACGTCCGCGGTGATCGCGGCGAGCGCCTGCACAAACGACTGCGCGGAGACGCCGCCGAACCAGTCGTCGGCCACGATCACGTCGTACAGGTAGATCGTCACCTCGCCGGTATCAGCCGCTGCCTGAACGCGCAGGCCACCTGTCCGACCGCGGTTGTCATTCAGCAGCTGGAGAATCCGGTTTTGCCGCATCTTTCGTTCCCTTGAAAAGAGTGTTGCCGTCCGGAACGGTCGGCAGATTGGCCTTGCGGCGCACTTCGTTGACGGTCATCCAGCCCGGCTCGCCAGCTCGACCGAGCGCCGACCGGAACGCCTCGTTTCGCGATTTCGTGTCGCCCCGCTCAAGCGAGCTGACGTCGTGCCGCACGCTACGGTTGCCGCTGCGGATGACCTTGCGGTTGATCTCCTGACCGATCTTCACCATGTGGCGCTGCAGCGTGTATTTGACGAAGCTGATGCCGAACTGCTCGACGCTCGATCCGAGCGTCGTGGTCTTTTCGGGCCGACCGATCATGTATGGCATCACACCGAAGATGCCGCACACGTCGTCGTCGGTCAGCTTCCGGCTTTCGATCAGCTGCGCATCGTCCACGGACATGCTGATCTGTTTGACGTCCATGTCGCCGCCCAGGATGATCGGTGCGTTGCTGTTGGCCAGCCCGGTGTATCGCTCCAGCCATTGCTTGCGCAGCAAATGAATCATTTCCTCGGTGACCGTCTTGTTGGTCTTCAGCACGAGGTCGGGACGCAGCCCGTCGCTGACCAGCGATTCGATCAGTTCGCCAGCGGCGGACGCCATGCCAACCGGCTGCCGCAGCACATGCCGGATCTGCGACATACCGCGACGGCCATCGAATCCCGGTCCGGGCACATGAATCATGTCGTCCTGGTCAACCACCTCGACCATCCCCGTCGTGTTGTTCCACAACGTATAGACGAGGCGATCGTCGACGATGTTGGGAAACACCGTCAGCGGGTGGTACGGCTCAAATGACTCGATCTTCGACGACCACGGCGTCACCCGGTTGATGCGCTGGAACAGATCGCCGTGCAGCAACAGCGACTGCATACCGAACTCCCAGCCCACCGCAGCCGACCACCGTGGATGCATCTGCTCGTTCAGCAGATACCAGAAGTCGGATTTGACCGGCAGAACGTCCAGCCCGGCCGCCTCGAATTCCTCGATCGTCGTCGATGCGATCGCGCCACCGATCAGCGCAACGCACGAATACACCGCTGCGACGCTCATGGCGGTGCGCTCGCTCACCGGCCGGTTCCGGCCGGCGCCGCCCGTCAACCAGTCGTACGCATCAGAGCCGCGCGTGATTTCACTGACGGGAACCGGACCGACCGTCCCCTGCGCGTTCGCGCGCTGCGCCTGGCGCTGCGCATTCCATTCGCGCAGGATCACCGAGCCGGAGCGATCCGCCCGGCTCTCGTTGTTCGACTGTTGCGTCATAGGATGATGATTTCCGGTTCAGGTTCAGGCTGGTGCGTCAGCGCCCGCGTCATCGCCATACACGTCGCCACGATCGGATCGATGCGTCCGCCCGACGTCTTTTTGTTCGGCCTGATGTTCTCGTTCGTGTCGAGCAGCAGCGTCACGTTGCTCGCGCACCAGCGCAGCACGGGATTGCCACCGTGCTGCAGCCGCCCGCCGTAGACGAGCCGCTCAAGTAACTTTGAGCCAGGTGACAGGCCGCCCATGTTCTGCGCCAGCTGCACCATCGGCACGTCACGCTCGAGCAACTCGTTCACGACGTGCGTGGCATTCCACGGATCGAAAGCGATGCCCTGCACGTCGTAGGTATCGCACGCGTCGACAATGGCATCGCGTACGGCGCCGTAGTCGGCGACCGCGCCATCCGTGACCGTTAGCCAGCCTGCCGTCGCCCACTTGGCGTACGGCGCCGCGTCGCTTTTCGACTGCTCGTCGACCTTGCTTTGCGGAACGAAGATGCGCGCCACCACGTACCACTTGCCATCCTCGTCCTGCTCCTCGACGACGTCTCCGCGAAAATCCGGCGGCGGAAACACCAGCACGAACGCGCACAAATCCTGCGTGCTGGCGAGGTCGAGCCCGCCGAAGCACTTCCGGCCCGCGAGTCGCCGCGCATCGAATGCCGCGCTACCGCGATCCCACACTGCGATGTCGAACCAGCTCAGCGCCGAGTTGACCCAGACGTTGAGATCCTTGGTCAGAAAATTCGCCTTGGCGCTCGGCAGTTCGGCCGCTTTCGCGGCCTGCGCCACCATGTAGTCACGCGTCTTCGCGCTGCCCAGGCTCGGATTCGCCTTGGTCCATACGTCCGGATCAAGCGGATCGTCCTTCGGATCCAGCGTGTAGATGTAGCCAAAGAAACTGTCGTCGCGCTTCTTGCCTTGCAGGATCAGCGCGAGGTAGCCGCGGATCTCCGTGCAGATGCCGTCGAGGATGTAGCCGGCCGTCGTGATCGCCGAGATCAACGGCTGCAACCGCGCGCCCAGTGCCGACTCCATCACGTCCCACACCTCGCGCGTCGGATGCGCGTGCAGCTCGTCGACGATACAGACGTACGGGTTCAGACCATCGAGTGAATCAGCGTTGGCCGGCAGCGGCTTGAAGATGCCGCTGCCGATCGCGATGCGCTCCTGGTTCGTCCCGTCGTACACCTTCACCGATTTCGCGAACTTCTTCGAGCGACGCACGCGGCGCTTGTAGTTGTCGAGCGCCGGCTTGAAAACGCTCATTGCCTGCTCACGCGTGGTCGCGATCGTGTACACCTCCGGCCCGATCTCGCCGTCCATCAGGAACAGGTAATCGGCGATCCCGGCCTTCCACGTCGACTTGCCGTTCTTCCGTGCGACCTCTTCATAGCCCGTACGGAAGCGGCGCAAACCACTCTCCGCGCGGCGCCAGCCGAACAGCACCGCCGTCCAGAAGCGTTGCCACGGATCGAGCAGCAATGGCGTCCCCGCTTTCGCACCCTTGATGTGCAGAAAGCTGGACTCGATCCAGTCGATGCAGTGACGCGCGTGCGCGGGACTGAACACCAGTCCACGCGCCGGCCCGTCGACCAGGTCTTCGTAGTGCCGCAGCACCGCGAGAAACACGAACTCGCCGACCAGCACGTCACCGCGCAACACGGGCAGCCCGTACAGCTCATCCCATTCGCACAGTTGAGCCGGCGTCAGGCATGCGAGACGCTCGGGTGTGAGCGCGCATGCTCCAGCATCTGATCGAACAAATCGTCCTGAGGATTCGGATCCTCCATCTTCGATTTCGCAATCAGCATCGACGGCAAGGTCAGACACGCTTCCGGTAAGCATTTGAGCAGTCCATCCTTCAGCCCCTTCGCCGCGTAGTACAACTGGTGCGGCTGGCTGTGCCCGTTCGGCGTGACTGTCATGAACGAGCCATTGTTGATCTTCTCGAAGTCGCGCAGCTGCAGCTCGGCTTTCACCCAGCGCACGAAGTCGACGCACACGATCGCGAGCATGATGCCCGCCGTGCGATGCGGCACACCTTCCTCACGCAGCGCCACGCACAGGTAGTCCCACACCTTGCGGTGCTGCGACTCGAAGTGCACACCCGGCGGCGGCGAAGGCGACACAATCGCCTTTCCGACACCACCGGAAGCTGGTCTTGCTACGTCGGCCCGAGGGACCGCCGCATTCGGTTCATTCGAAGCCATAGAGCGTTTCCTGTACGTGAGCCGACGAAAATCTCATCCTGCCTCGTCTGGTCGGCTCTATCGGGCGGCGTTTTTAACCCCCCCCTCTCTAAAAAGTGCGCCACGAAAAAATTCAGCTAGGCGTGCGGTCCCGAGGCCGTTCGCCCCGGAAAAAACCGCCCCCCCTGCCTAAAAATCGGGCATCGGCGAGAAATCGACCGAAAATCGTGGCTTCCCGGCTCAGGCGCCGCCGATGCGCGCTCGCGCGCTCTCGCCGGCCGTCTTCGCCTTGTGGCACGGCACGCAGATCGCCTGCAGATTCGATTCGGCATCCGTACCGCCGTCAGCCTTCGACACGATGTGGTCGACGTGACTGGCGGCAGTGACGCGACCAGCTCGACGGCACACCTGACACAGGCCGTTGTCGCGCGCGAGGATGCGCTTGCGCAGCTTGACCCATTTCGAATCGTAGCCACGCTGATGGCGTGAGCCGCGCTGCCGATCGCTCTGCCAGCCAACGGCATCGGCCGCGTGCTGGTCGCAGTAGCCCGGCTTTTCGATAAGGCGACCGCAACCGAAATGGCGGCATTTCGTTGGTGCTTTGCGTGGCATATCGACGGCCCAATGCAAAAAGCCCTGAGGCTTTCGCACTCAGGGCTTCGAGATTCTTCCGGGCGAGCGACGGTCCGGCAAAGGCCGCACGCACTCGGTAAAACTCACCGGAATCAAATTGTGAAGCGAAGTGTAGTTCAGCTATTTCGATTCCGCAACACCCTCCTTCATCCGATCGATGATCGACTGCATCGAAACATATCGCGGCGCAGGCTTGACGAGCTTCTCCTCGACCGCCCGCTTCGCATGCGCGAGCGCCATGTCGAAGATCGTCGTTGGCCGCACCTTGAGACCAAGCCGACGGCAGATCACGAACGGCGCCTTGCGCCAGACGTAATGCAGTTGTAGCAGCTTCCGATCCAATGGCATGACCTTGCGCATGGCGACCTCGACACGATTCGCATCTGCAAGGTCGAGCGTCGAATTGACTGATCTACCACCGACCGATGGGAAGTAGATGCTCGCGACCAGCGAATCGCTACCGCTATCACCACCGCCGCTGCACTGCGCACGCGCCCAATTCTCCAACCGTTTTTCAATCGTCATAGTTCCCCCGCGTTTACTCGTCGTGATAGCCGATGTGGTCCCGGCAGTAGCCGCGTCGCGACTGACCAGCACCCGTGAAGATCGTCGCCGTGTGCGTGCAACGGCAACCGTTCGTTTCATGCGCGCACTGCCGATCGTCAGCCAGAGCCGGCGATGCAGCGCTCGCCGCGAGTCCCGCCGTCGTCGGCGTGCCGCTCGACGATACGCGCGCCACATCGAGCGCAGCATTGCGGCGGCGACGCAGTTCGTCCCAGTGCTTCCGCAGCCGTGCCGGCCCCGTAACGATGTTTCGCCAGAAGCGATCGCGAATCGCCCAGCCAAACAGCCGAACGATTTCCTGCTCGCCGCGCCCATCGTCAGCCTGCATCGCGTCAATGTCCCGTGCCCATTGCCCGAAGTCAGGCTCGGCAATGCCGCGATCCTCGGCACGCAGCTTCCCGAACATCCAACGCGCCATCGAACCGGCCCGATTCTCAGTTTTCTCTCTCTGACAGCCTGTGCCTTCGTTAACCGCTGAGGTATGAGAGAGAGAAGGTTTTTTTGTATTTCTGTTTACTGGTTTACTAGTTGGCACGTCGTTCCGGTAACTTTCCGATTCCACCGCCCGAAAAGCCTCAACGGAATCCGGGTCGGCACGACGTTCCGGCTCACCAGCACCATGACCGGCACCACGTTCCGATTTCGGTGCATCACGTTCGGCACCACGTTCCGATTCGCAGCTCGCAATGTCGAATTCGATCGCGTCGCGCTGACGGAGCGCGACATCAGCGGGAACCGACAGTCGGTAATGCCCATGCGCCCACTGCCGGCCCGGCCGGCGTGATTTCCAGCTCGTCAGCCAGCCAAGATCGGCTGCAAGCGCCAGATGCTTACCGACCGCACGCACGGACAGCGACGCGCGGCTCGCAAGCGTTTCGAGCGACGGCCACATGATGTCGTCCATCGCGTTCGCGTACTCGGCCAGCACGAAGAGCACGAGCTTTGTCGTCGACGGCAGGTCGCTGTCCGTCATCGAACGGCGCCAGGTGAAAAACGGTTGTGCAGTTGCAGTTGCCATGCGTCAATACCTCTCCGGCTCGCCGAAGTTTTCGAATCGGGTAAATGCGTTTTGGAATGCGAGCCGAACGGTGCAGAGAGGACCATTCCGCTGTTTGGCGATGATGATTTCGGCCGTACCCTTGTCTGGCGTATCAGGGTTGTAGACCTCGTCGCGGTAGACGAACATGATGACGTCGGCGTCCTGCTCGATCGCGCCGGATTCACGCAGGTCCGCCATGATCGGACGCTTGTTCGGCCTGTTTTCAAGGCCGCGATTGAGCTGCGACAGCGCGATCACTGGCACCTTGAATTCCTTGGCGATCGCCTTCAGCGCGCGCGAGATATCCGCGACCTCCTGCGACCGCATATCGCTCGAGCGACGGTCGGAGTACATGAGCTGCAGGTAATCGATCACGATGACACCGAACTCGACGCCAGCCGTCCGCTGAGCGCGGCGCAAGTGCGTGCGCAGCGCAGCCGGCGTCAACGCCGACTCTTCGAGCAGATAAATCGGGGTATCAGCGAGCTGCGTGACCGCATGTGTCACGCGCGGCCATTCGTCATCGGCGAGCCTGCCGGTGCGAAGCCGATGCTGGTTGAGGCGCCCGGCCGACGCAACGAGCCGCACGCCGAGCTGCTCGTTTGGCATTTCGAGCGACACCACCATCGACGGCTTGCGGGACAGGCGCGCGGCGTTCTCGGCGATGTTCATCGCCAACGAGGTCTTCCCCATCGACGGACGTCCGCCGATGATGATCAGCTCGCCCGGATTCATACCGGTTGTGCGCGCGTCGATATCCGCAAAGCCCGTCGGCGTACCGGTGATACCGGATTCGTCCCCGCACTGGCTTTGCTCGTCGACACGCCCCATGACGTCGAACAGCACGTCGTTGAGCGACACGAAGCCGGCGCTGTTTTGCCGCGCGCTCTCGGACAACGCCAGCACCGCGCCCTGCGCTTCGTCGATCAGCTCGGCAATGTCCCGGCCGCCCGTATGCTGCGCGAGATCGATCAGCTTCGCCCCGACACGCGCAAGCGCCCGGCGCATCGACCGACCACGAACAATTTCCGCGTAGCGCGCCACGTTCGATGCACCGGGCGTTTTCTGCGCAAGCTCGTTCAGGTATTGAAGCGGCTTGTCGATTTTCGCGCCCGTCGTTTGCACGAAGTCGAACACGGTGATCATGTCGACTGCCCGGCCAGCAGCAATCATCTGACCAACTGCCTCGAAAATGAGCCGGTTGTCGCGCACGGTGAAATCGTCGGCCGAAATAATGGACGCTGCAATGTCATACGCATCGTTGTCGAGCAGGATCGCGCCGAGCAGCGATTGTTCGGCCTCGACTGCGCTGATCGCTGAAACATCTGCTACGGGGGGGTGATTTTCCATAGTTACTTTGGAAGATGAGGCTGCAAAATTCGCCCCGCAGACCGACGACGAGACGAGCGAGGCCCTCCCGCTTGATTGGCGGGAATTTGAATTCAGGAATGGAGTGCCCGAGAAGCTGCGCGGAATATGGGTTGTCGCAATCGGCAACTACACGTCACCGAGCGACTTCAACATTTCCATCGACCTGCTCTCGCACACGACGAGACGCGCACGCACTCAACCGCAAAGCAGCGCGCGGCAACCGCCCGGCGGCGCCCGGACGAATCGGATCGGCATCACTCGCCGCGCCGCAGTGCTTTACGCCGCGCGCGATTTGCGCGACGAGCGATTTGAATCGTTTCCTCGATCTGGCGCTGCGCGGCGCGACCCACTTTCTCGATCGCTTCGGCCTCGCGCCCTTCGATCACGCCGTCGTCAGCTGCACGCCGTACTTCCTCGGCCAGCGCACCGGATCTCGAACTGACGGTCAACACGGAATCAACAAGCGCGCGCACGCACTCCGTTCCGCCACCGCCGCCAGTGGTCGAGGCAACCAAACCGAATCGCGCGATAAACGCGTGCACGGCGTCGAGTGCATGCGCCTGATTTTTCTCGAGCATCCACTCGACGAGCAGCTCGAACATTTCCCCCGACAGGCGAGCGCCGTCGACTTCGCGCAAACGCAGGCGCAACGATTCGCCCGTGATGCGCACGCCGCGGCGCTCGGTCAGAAACCGGGCGGCGTCCTCCACCTTGCCCGGCGTATTCAGCACCGACGTGTAAAGCACATCGATCCACGCCGTCTGGCTGTACTGGAGCGTCACATTTCCCCCTTTAAATGCACCGAATTTCATTCTGTTAACGTGCGCGCGCTTTCAGGAAAATTGCCCCATCGATACGCGGAGCAACGCCATGAAAATGCAAAAATTCAGGACGCGGCATGCAACGGCTACGCCCAAACCTCACTTCAAACGACATATGCGTGATGCGATTACGCGCGCTCTCAGGTCCGCCGAGGCGGAACGATTGTTCGCACAATTTCTGCGGCAGACCTGCAACATTGCGACTGCACCCCAAAGTGATGATTCACACCGGGGAGCCGCGCACCGCACACTCAACGAGTGCTAACGCCACCGCGCGTGCCATCTTCGAGACCAACAAAAACGTCGGGCCGCGCGATGCGCAAGAACTGCATCCGCGGTTTCGGGATGCCCTTCCGACGCCATTGCGAGACGGCGGCCGGCTCGATCTCAAAGAGATCAGCAGCCTTACCGGTCCCGCCCAGTCGATCGATGATTTGGCTCGCGTATGCGGCGCGCAGGTCGTCTTTCATGGCGAGATTTAAGCACACTTAATTTCAAAAGTGAAGTGCTCTTACTTTTCTAGGTTTAGCCTACTGAAATGAACGACCTAGACACCTTCGTAGGACGGCTCAGGTACGCCAAGGCACTTCGCGAGGCGGAATTGGGTTCGTCGATTGACGACAAGGAAATCGCCGCCAAGGCAGGGGTTTCTCCGTCGGCCGTCTCGCAGTGGACGAGCGGCAAAGTGAACGTGGAGAACTTGAAGGCGGCGCCGGTATTTGGAGTCGCGCGATTTCTACGCGTTCGCCCCGAGTGGCTTTGGGAAAAGCGCGGACCAATGAAGGATGCCCAGGACGAATTACCGCCCGAAGCGCAGGCCTTCTATGCCGATTTCAAGAGAGCGATTGCGCTCGGCATGGCGGAGTTGGCTGTCACGGCCCTGCACGCCCCATTGAAGGCGGTTCTGGCTATGCATGAACGCTCTCGAGGCGAACTTCTCGATCTGAACGCGCCGACGCCGCCAAGCGGCTCAGATTCCACTCGAAAACAGCAGCGCACCTGAACACTCCCACGCGGTCGTGCCCGGCCGCGTATCCCTTCACCGGCCTCCCCAGCAACTCGACGTCCCAATCGAATTCAGGCGTCGGATGCGGCCCCATCACCCGCACCATCAAACCGACATGTGCCTCGTTTGCACATCGGCTAATTACGGCCAAATCCCCCGGTTTGAGATGGCTTACGCCCTCCCCCTCGTTGTGAATCATCGAAGCACACCCTCAGTCTTGTTCTTCAATCAGCTTTCAATACTGTATGGATAAACAGTATGCACGCGTTCTCGATCTCGCGTCAACTTAAGCACGCTAAATTTTCGTTGCTCACTCAAATTAAGTGTGCTTAAATTCGCCTACCCGCAGCGCCGCTGCTGCGCAACCCATAGGCGAGGTTCCGATGCTTACCCGATTGATCGAACGCAGCAGTTTCACGCGGTTTGCAATGCAACTTCCGCGGACTCGTGACTGGCATCCGTTCATCGTGCTGTTCGTGCTGTACCTGCTCGTTTGCGCGATCGCGCCGGGATTCGGTATCTGAGGCCCGGCATGAAATCTCGTGCCCAAATTGCAGACCGCCTTCGCGCAAATTTCACCCGCGCGGTGAATACGGCCGTCACGTCCGGCAGGCGCCGCGGCCTTCGCCCCGATCTCTTTCCCGATCACGCCGTGCAAAACGTCTGGTTCCTGATCGGCTACATCGAACGCCACGAACCGGAACTCGCGAAAGCGCTCGCGCGTCTCGTTGGCACCGAGGATTCGTGCACGAAGCTGCACTGGGAAAAGCAATGACCAACCGCGTCCCTGGCCCGATGCCGCTCTGGAAAATCGTGCTGCTCTGGCTCGCAGTCGGCGTCGGTTGCGTCATCTGGACACTCGACGACATGCCGCCGGAGTCCAGTTCGGCCACCTATCGCACGTGAGCGCAGCATGCAAAAAGCCCACCTGCCCCGTCACTTGCTGCGCGTCGAATGGCAGCTGCTGCACTTGCGCGGCGACTTCGAACAAGCGATCCAACACGAAAACGTGCGCGCGATGCTCGAATCATCGGCCCGCGCACGCGAAGCCCGCGAGCTGCGCCGAATGCGCGAGCGTGCTGACGTGAAGCGCCGCGCCAGCGGCGATCTCGACGATTGACCATGAAGCATTAGGACTACACATGGCAACGACAGCGCAACTCGCCGGCATCCTCCCACGCATTGACTCGTTTCGTGAATGGGTCGGCACATTCACAAACGGTCAGCCCGTAACGGTCGAGATTGCTGCCGCATTCATTCGCGAGGTCTGCCAGGTATCGAGCCGAGCCGAACTCGCCACGAATCCCCGCGCCGAAAGGCGATTCCACCAACTGCTGCGCCGGCCGTATATCGACTGGCGTGACGCGCAGCGGAAACACTCCATCGTACGGAGACCACAAAGTGACTTTGCTTGAGCCTACCAATACGCACGTGCGCCGAGCGTCTCTTGGCCCGCGCACCATCGTCAAGTACGACCCGATGGCACACCGCCCGTCGACCCCGATCATGGTCGGGAAATTCGTTGTCGCGCGTCGGCCTATCCGCGAGAGCATCTGCACGGAATACATGCTGATGGACGGGTGTAAAGCGGTCACGTCATGGGCGTCCTACCCGAGCGAACATGACTGTGCGTCCGCCATGCAACGACATAAGGCGGCAATATGACCTCTCATCGTCTAGCACTCACCCGACCGCTCGATCTTGTCGAACCGATAGTTACTGGCAACACGAAGGCCGCAGCCGCCGCAGCAGGCGCGACATCTTCGGACCTGTGGATGGTGCCATACGACCAGCTCCACTATGACCCGCGCGACAACATTCGCCCGGTAGATCCCGAGTGGGTCACACACCTCGCGGCCCTGATGCTCGCGAACGGGTATGACAAGAGCCAACCGCTGCACTGCTACATCCGCAAGGTTGACGGCAAAGATCTCATCTACATCTACAAGGGCCAGCACCGCTACCTCGCTGCCGGGAACGCAATCAAGGCAGGGAGGAATCTCGGCAAAATCCCGGTCGTCGTGCGCGATGCAAAAACGGTCAATCGCGCAGACATGGTGATCGATGGATACCTCAGCAACGAAAGCAAGCGCTCGTCGCCGCTTGAACTTGCCTCAGTCATCGCCGAACTGCGTGATGTTCACGGATTCAGCGTTCAATCAATCTGCAATCGCCTCAACATCACGGACCAAACCATCCGCGACGTCGGCTTGCTTGAGCGCGCACCGGCCGCACTGCATCAGATGGTTCGTAGCGGCACGGTTGCTGGCACGCTCGCGATCGAGCAGATCCGCGAACACGGAGCAGACAAGGCACTCGACCGTCTGCAAAATGGCGCAACCCACGCTTCAGCGGCTGGCAAGGCGCGCGTGACGAAGAAGCACCTCGACGCACCTCCGGTGGCGCAGTCGGCCGCGAACGCACGCGCCCCCTCGGCGGGTTCCGCGAGCACTCCGGTACGCGAACCGGCGCCCGCCCCGGCCGTCGTCCCCATGACAGCATCTCCCTCGCCCAATGTCGCAGAGAAGCAAGCAAAGCAACTTTTGCAGGCGCTGCAAGCCGTACTTCACGACCCGGTGTTCGGAATGCTTTCTCCGGGCACCATCAATGCCGTCCATACAGCGTTGCTGGCTGAGAAGGAGGCCGATTGA